GGAATGAATGAGGAAACTGAGCTGAATGATAGGGTATACAACACATTGGACCGCATATTCCGCACGGAGCTGGCGATGATGTTCCTGGAGAACATCGACAAGTTCGGGATGTATGCGAAGTACTACGACATGGACTCGATGGAGCTGCTGGATGAGAAGTACGAGGTGCTCGAACAGCTGGCCGCAGGCAAGAGCCGCGACGAGATACCCGGATTCTACGACATACTCGAAGGATTACAGAAGGTGCCGATGGGAGCGAAGAGATGACGAAGCTGAAGATAGTCTATATGGACCCGAGGAAGCTCACGCCCTATGAGAACAACCCGCGTGAGAACGACAACACCGTGCCGTATCTGATGAACTCCATCTCGGAGTTCGGCTTCCTCATCCCCGTGGTGGTGGATTCCGACGGAATCATCATCGCGGGGCATACCCGCATCAAGGCGGCGCTGGAGCTCGGGCTGAAGGAGGTTCCGACCATCTGCGCATCGGACCTGACGAAGAAGCAGGCGGATGCGTTCAGATTGATAGATAATAAAATAAATGAACAGAGCTGGTGGGATCAGGACAAGCTCAGAGAAGAGATGGACAAGCTCGATGTGGAATGGGAGAACTTCGGCTTCGAGCCCCTGCCCGACATGGAGGACATCCCCGTATGGGACGGAGACGGAGGAGAAGAGGTTTCCGAGGCTCCTTCCGAAGCCTCCTGCGACGAGTGCAGGCTCCTTGTGATAGTCCCCGAAGGCATCGATGCGTCCGAGGTGGAGAACACCGTCACGAGCCTGGGCTGCAAGGTCAAGGTGCTGGACCGAGGTCCAGCTCCCAAACTCCTTTCCTCAGCGTCTCCGGCTCTCCGAACTTCATATCGAAGTATCTCTCGGCGAGGTCGGGGCGGTCGCTTTCGAAGTGCATCATTGCCTTCATCGTGGCGCACGGCTTGTCGGATTTCGCATACTCCTGGTTGGCTATGCAGAACTCTCTGAACGACTTCTTCTTGAAGATGGAGGGCTGGTTGCACCATCTGGCCAGCTGCACGTACAGGTCCCTGTACTCGCTGTCCTTGTACGCCTCGAACCTCATGACATACGGAAGGCACTCCAAGCTCATGCACACGCGGATGCGCTCGAACAGGAACTCCAGATCCAGCTGGTCCTTCGACCTGCGGTCGGGCAGGCTCCTCATCGCCATCACGTGGGCGCCCATGGGCCTCTCCGGCTTCGCAGGCGTCTCGTCCACAGGGTCGAATGCGCATATCAGGTAGAGCTTCGTGCTCCTGTCCGTATGCGATCTCCAGAGCTTCAGCTTCCTGTATATCAGCTCGAAGTCGTCCACGCGGTCGAATGCGAACGTATAGTCTCCGTAGTACTTGCACGATGCCAGACGGGATGCCTTCTTATCGGACATCAGGCGGATGTCCATGCCCTGCTTGAAATGGAACGGCTTCCCGGTGGCTTCCAGCTCGTCCATGACCGCCTCCCAGTCCTTGCATCCGAGGATGTTGTCATCCTGGCAGGTGATGTACTTCCTGCTCGGGTCGAGGAACTCCGACACGGGCGAATGCCTGACTGCGCGACGGTCGTGGAACCTGTTCACGCAGAAGTCGCATCCTCTGAAGCATCCTCTGGAGGTGAACCCTATGGAGAAATCGGTGTAGCACAGCGTGAGCGCCCTGCTCTTCCCCTGCGCCTGCATATCCGCCACATACGCATCGTACAGATGATAGTCGGGCATGATGTGCTCTATCTCGTCGCACAGGCGCCTTCCGCCGTCCTCGAAGAATCCCGTCCCTCCGATGGCGTACACCGTCTTCTCCGACGGCAGCGCATCGACGACCTCGCGGATATCCAAATTCAGCGCCCTGAGGTCCGTCCCCATCGCCTTCGCAAGCTTCTCGGGGACCTCGGAGAATGTGAAGACCTTCGACACCAGCACGGCATCGAACGTATCCAGATCGTCGAGATCGGCGGCTTTGTAGAGCGATACGACGTCGCAGCCTCTGCTTCTGCAGTATGCGCTCATCTTCATCTGGGCCAGATTGGGGAATCTGGTCCCGCTGGACATCAGATCGACATCCACCATTCCTATTCTGAGGCGTTTCGCATCCATGGTGCATCATCCGAGAGTACCTATATATATCTATCCTGCATCCTATCTCGGAGAGGACATGGCGGAGAAGCTCGAACTGATGAAGCATCAGCGCTATGCGCTGGGGTGCATGGGCGCGATGGACCATCTGGCCATCTACTACGAGGCCGGAACGGGGAAGACCGCCATCGCGCTGACATGGCTGATATCGGCGATGCGCGATGGAAGGGTGGGGAACGCCCTCATCGTCTGTCCTGCATCGCTCACGAACAACTGGGCGTCCTCCATCGACGGAATGATGCGCTTCGAGGGCGTCACGGAGGCCGATGTGGAGGCTCTGAAGGCCCGCACGACCATAGTCTCGTACCGCAGGACCCTCGGAGACCGCGAAGTGCGCGTATTCAAGCGCGGCGGACGCGAATGCAAGAGCACGATATACCATCCGAAGGCCGAATTCGACCGCGAATGGGACGCGATAATCCTCGATGAGGCCCATTTCCTGGGCGGACATTCGAGCGGACAGACGCAGGTATGCCTTGAATTGGCCAGAAAAGCGCGTTACAGGTACATTCTGACTGGAACTCCCGTCTCCGGCTCGGCCAAAGGCGGGGGGAAGGACTGGCAGAAGCTCTACGGACAGATGAGATTCCTCGAACCGGACATCTGGCCGAGCTGGACGGCCTTCTGCGGGCGGTATGTGGCCTCTCTGGACAAGTGGTTCAAGCCCGATTCGTACAACGAGAGGGCCTGCGAGGAGCTCATACAGGCCCACGGCATCTTCGCAAGGCTCGAAGACTGCGTGGACATGCCCGGATTCACCGATACGGACATCGCCTGCCCTCTTGCGGAGAAGAAGGTGTACAAGGATGTGCGCGAGATGTGCCTCGATGCCTACAATATAGACCCTCAGACGGGAGGTTCGACCTTCGGGAAGCTCCTTCAGGTCTGTTCGGGCCATCTGAGGGACGATGACGGCCGCATCCTGCAGCTCAAGACGTCCAAGGACGAGGCTCTGGAGGATATCCTGCTCGGAACCGACGATAAAGTGGTCATCTTCTGCAGATATACGCCTTCTGTGGACAGATGCGCCGAGATCGCACGCAAGATCGGTCGCAAAACGGTCATTTTCGACGGAAGACGCACCGAAGACACGTCCGTGAAGTTCCAGAAAGGCGATGCGACGGTCATCGTGGCCCAGTATCTGGCAGGAGGAGCAGGTCTGGACCTGTTCGCAAGCCATACGATGGTCATGTACGAGCCGACTCTGAGCTCATTGGAGCTGGCGCAGTCCCGTGCGCGCATATACAGAAAAGGACAGACCGAGAAATGCAGATATCTGTGCCTGACGACGCCGGGAACGGTCGAGGACAAGGTCTGGAAGAGCGTTCTGAACGGCGTGGACGTCACTGCGGAGATGCTCAGAGAGTATTCTCTGGGTTCGTGATGAATACATTGTAGAAATGTATATATACACAGTGTGCATACAAGGATTTGCAAGAAGCGAGGTGAGAAAGATGCCTGAAGAAGCGATTGCGAAGAAGAAAGCGAAGAAAATCGAAGAAGAAGCACAGACTGAAGAGAATATGGAGAATATCGAAGAGGCCATCGAGGAATGCGTCGAGGAGACGCCCGCCGAGAGCGGCCCGTATCCCGTCGGAGTGCTCAGGAAGCTCAACCAGATAAGGGGAATGACCCTTACCATGGACTGGACCCCCGACAAGGTCATGAAGATCGGCTCCGACAGGAGCAAATGGTACCCGTACCTGTCCGTGGACAGGATGAAGTCCCTCCTGAACCCTGCCTTCGCCAAGGCCGGACTGGAGGTCGTTCCCTGCTACGAGGATATCGCGTTCCGCGGAGCCATCGGGAACATGAGCCAGCATGTCACCCTGATGCTGGTCATCGATGTCGTGGACATCGACACGGGAGCATATATCAGGTACCGCGTCCCCGGAGAGGCCGGGGATTCGGGCGACAAGGCCCTGTCCAAGGCGGGAACCTATGCTCTGAAGGGCTGGCTGTCCGGAACGTTCATGCTCGGAGAGGGGTTCGACCCCAATATGACCGAGAGCGACGAGTCCTCGGACGGCTTCCCTGCAAGGCCTACGCTCACAGAGGCCGTCGAGATGAAGTCCAAGGTGCTGGACGGGGGCGTCAAGCCCGCTGTGAAGGCTCCGAAGGCTCCCGAGGCCCCCAAGGCGGCCGCTCCTGCGCCGAAAGCGAAGGCGGATGGGAAGAAGCCGACGCTCATCCAGGAGGCGACCATGAAGAAGATCTGCGACAGCTGGGCGGAGGCGGCCCGCGAGGGCAAGGTCGGCGCCGAGAGGTACAACGCCATGTCCGAGGCGAGGGCGTCCGTATCCACGCAGTCCGATGCAGTGGACTTCATCGCCGACTTCGAGAAGGTGGCGTGATGGCCCGCAGGTACAGTGCGCCCAAGTGCGCATACACCGTCGAGAACGGAGTCATCCGCACCGACGGATCCGTGCACAACAAGGTCACTGGAACCGCCATGGCCGCGGTTCTGGGACTGTCTCCGTGGTCCACGCCGTTCCAGGCGGCCTGCTCCATGCTGGGGCTGGGAAGAGAGGACCTGGATGGGAAGCCCGCCATCGAGACGGGAAAGGCCCTCGAACCTGTGATAATCGACTACCTGGGCAGAACGTATCCCGAGCAGGGCCTGTTCCTGCCTGCGGAGAAGGTCTTCGAGAAGCGCGAGGGCGACCACGACTCGTGGGAGTCCGACTTCGAGGACGATGTCTTCGCAGGACACGTGGACGGCATCGTGATGCGCAAGGCGGAGGACGGCTCCTCCGACGAGTACATCCTCGAGATCAAGACGTCCGGGAACGTCGGAGCATGGACGGGCAAGGAGCATGCGGGAGTGCCGGAGTACTACTACTGGCAGGTCGCACTGTACAACGAGTTCCTGACGCAGAAGGACAAGGCCTTCGTCGGACTCGGACTGGTCGATAGGAACGCATACGCCAACCCGCAGTGCTGGGTGCCCAGCACGCAGACGTCGGCGCTGTTCGAGATGCCCATCGACAGGGAGCAGGTGGCGGAAGGGATGGAGCGCGTGAGGGCATGGTACGCCGAATACGTGCTCGGCAACGTCACTCCTCCCTACGACCCGTCCAACGACGGCGACAGGGAGCTCTACGAGCATCTGGCGGGACTGGTCGAATCCATCGATGAGACCCGCGCCCGTCTGGAGGAGCTGGCAGACATCGACAGGAAGCTGGCCGTGGCCGAGCTGGAGCACGCGGACCTGACGGCCGCGAAGGAATCCCTGCAGGCCCAGCTCAAGGACTGGATGGGATACCACAAGGTGTCCTCTCTCGCAGGAGAGGGATGCACCGCTTCGCTCTCCGTATCCGAGAGGAAGACTCTGGACAAGGGTCTTCTCAAGGAAGCGGGAATCGATGTGGACAAATACATGAAGGTCACATCCGTGAGCACATTCAGGCTCAAGAGGAGAGACTGAAAACCCTTTACCGATGAAAAAGAACACAAGGAGTGAATGAAATGGCATTCGAGAACAAGACATGGGCGCTCAGCGGAATCAACGTATCCGTCGCGGGGGACTACATCCCGCCCGAGGAGGGATACCAGTACCTCAAGATCACCTCCGCATCCTACGACGAGAACAACGCGAGATACAAGATCGGATTCACGTCCCTCTCCAACAACGCGGACTTCTCCCAGATGTACTTCTTCAGCGCGAAGGACGACGATTCCTTCCCGCCGAAGCTCACCAACGTGAAGCAGATGGGGGTCGTGGCATCCCTCGGAAAGGCCCTCAGCGGAACCAATATCGGCATCCCCAATCCCGAGAGCATAGTCGGAGGAGTCGTCCTCGCGGACGTCAAGCTGGAGACCTACAACGACAAGACCAGAGCCAAGATCTGGAAGTACGAGCCCGTCCCCAGAGACATCGTGGAGAGCTTCGCCGACATCGAGCAGTTCTACGAGCCTACCGAAGAGGACGTCTCGGGCGCCGAGGAGCCTTCGGAGGAGGCCTCCGAGTGAAACCGAGGGGCTTCGGCCCCTCCAACGGTGTGATAGGATGACCAATGAGTATCTTCTGACCAATTGTCTGCACCTCGCCACGAACGGAACTCCGTATCTGTCCATCCCCAAGCTGTGGGACATGGATGAGGGAGACCTGGTCGATGTGATCCTGATAGTCCGCGACAGCGACGAGGTGCTGCAGATCGGCAGGAAGACGGTCGCCAACCGCGGCGGCTCCCAGTGCATATACGTCCCGAAGAGCCTGTATGACACATACGATCTGAAAGGGAAGATGCTGAACATCTCGGTACGCAAGGTGCAGCATGAGGCAGCCTGAGAGCATCATCAAGTCCGATATCAAGAAGGCTCTCGCCGAGAGGGGCGCATACTTCGCACCCGTGGCGCAGGGAAGCTTCGGAAAGCCGGGCGACCCCGACATGGTCGTCTGCTACAGGGGTCTGTTCATCGGCATGGAGGTCAAGACCGCCGCCGGGAGCATGAGGCCCATCCAGAAGCGCCGCATGAAGGAGATAAGGGCCGCAGGAGGCGTCTACGCCCTGCCCCGCTCCGTCGAGGATGCGATGGCCCTGCTGGACGAGCTGGACCCGATACTGGACGAGATGGAGCGCATGGCGGAAGAGCATGGATTGAGCATAGGAGGAATGGGACATGTGGAAGAAGAGTCGTGAGAACCCGAAGGACATCACCATCGGCGTCCATCTGGACAGAGCGGACCCTGCTGTCAAGACCTATTCGCTGGGTTTCGAGATAGGGCGCAAGCAGGTGGAGGTCATGTTCACGGAGCATGCTTTCAAAGAGCTCGTCGAGAAGATGGGCGAAGCTCTGAACGAGGCCTCGCGCATATATCGAGGGGCTTTCCAAACCATTTATCCTTTATAAATCAGATATACATTCTGCAAAGCATGATCGATTCAAGCGGTACGGATGTCTATTGCACGCCGGATGACGTGGCGATGGCGATGGACCTTCCCAGTCCGGACGACCCCTTCAAAACGATGGCATTCGACGATATGAGCCATCCGTCCTTCGAGCAGGTGGAGCGCATGATACGCTCCAACAGCGAGATGATAGACAGGCGTCTGAGGCGTTCCTGGCGCGAGAACCGCGTCAAGGACAGGGTGGTATCCATCGACGTCTACGAGCATGACGAGAACACGTGGCGCACGGAATACTGGCTCCGCGGAGGCAACTTCGTCCAGCTCGAACGCGACCTGCGCCCCCTGGACCCTGCGAAGGGGGACAAGGTGGAGGTGCGCTCCTTCTCCGGCCAGTGGCGCGACGTCAGCGCATTCGAGGGCAGCGATGCGGACCCTTCGGAGAACCAATGCAGGTTCTGGGTGGACCCTGAGCGCGGGAGGCTCTTCTACCGCGCCAATATCTTCCAGCCCCGCTACAACACGCTCAGGCTGACCTACAGATGGGGAAGCGAGGAGCCTGCGCCCGAGGCCATCAGAAGGCTGTGCGTCCTTCTCACGATGATACAGATACTCCAGACCCAGCCGTTCTTCATCAAGGTCGGACAGGGCGGGGACCTCGGCATGGTGAGGCAGGACATGATAAAGACGTGGACGGAGGAATCCAACTACATCTGGGGCGCATACCAGAGGCCCTCCGCCGTGTTCTCCATGTACGGGTGAGCGCATGATGGACCACGTCATGGACACGGAGGCGCGGCCGGCGATATACGTCGGCGACGACGCGAAGCTCCTGTGCGACATCCTCGCGGAGGACTGGCCCGACACGCCCGGGGAGCCGAGGCCGCAGTTCGTCTACGAGCGCGAGAAGCTCATGATGGATTCCAGGTACGGCAGCGTGTTCGTGTACCTCATCTCGTCCCAGAGGATGGTGTCCGATACCGATTTCCGCACGGCCGACAGGATGCCCAGGCTGGCGATCAAGCTCTCGTGCAGGTCGAGGGAGCTGATGTTCAGATGGGCCAGGATCATCGAGTCCATCCTCCAGTCCCGTCGCAGGGCGATGAGGGCGGTCAGCCCCTACACGTACCTGGAGGTGACGAACGAGCGCCCCGACAACTCGGCGGACGGCTGGTACACATACACCTACGACATCAAGCTCACAGGATACCACGTTCCCATCCTCGGTAGCGGTGTTTTTAAACCCTCCAGAGGATATGACGGGTATGACGAGATACACGGAGGCCCTTGAATGACGGGGGTCCGCCAATCATTCATGGTTGCGAAGGAGACCTCCTTCGCATCCGGGGAGCCCGACGACGACGGCTGGTTCCACCTTCCGCCCAACTTCTTCGCGCAGGCGACGCCGACCGTATCGACCACGGAGCTGTACGGCGCAGGGTCGAAATTCTACGAGACCGTGGATTACGGTCAGTTCTCCGGCTCCTTCGAGATGTCGTTCGCAATGGACTATGAGAATCTGGCACTGTATCAGATGATATTCGATACCGTGACCACGGCATCCGCAGGAGCGGGGAAGTGGAAGCACACGTTCTCCCTCAGGAACAATGCGCTGGTGCCGTCCTTCGTCATCAAGGGGGTGACGCTCAATGGCATCACCGTCAACGGAGGACAGGACGAGAGGTTCACCCTCGTGGGATGCGTGGCCAAATCCATCAGATTCTCCCGCTCCTCGGGTGCGGCGAGGACGACCGTCACCATATCGGGATTCTATTCCGACGAGAAGACGGAGCTGGGCGACTACGGCACGTTCTACGAGGACTACGACGGCCATCTCGTGGAGTTCTCCTGCCTGTTCAAGGGAGAGGCGGAGAGCGCCAACTACATGGCGAACGTCGAATCCATCACCATCGGTCTGGATATCGGAACCAACCCCAACTACACCACATGCAGAGGCACCTCCGTCGGATACTACGGAGGGAAGGCGGACATCCAGCTGGGGATGACCGCATACGCCAACGACTTCCTGCGCTACAGGGCGCTGGTCATGGGCGGAGGGTCGAAGACCACCGAGATATCCTCGAACGTCTACAGATTCATGTGCAAGGGCAAGAGGCCCATGCCGCTGATGACCGTGGCATCGTTCACCGAATGCCGCGACGAGGGCGAGACGTTCGAGAGCGCGATCGGCAAGTCCGACCGCAGCGTCGCCTTTATAGTCGAGAATGTCATCATGAACTCGTTCACAAGGCAGAAGGGAGACGGGTCCAGGCTCATCGACCAGATGAGCTCGTCGAAATGCGGGAAGCTGACCCTTGAGATAATCAACGGACAGGAGGATCTGGGTACCGGACGCACCGTGTGATGAGAGGTAACGGCATGAGCGTGGATGGATCGATAAGGATCGATATGGCCGAGTACGGAATGAACGGGATCGTCACGGTCCGCGAACCGAGGCTGACGAGGCGCAGGATGGCTGAGAACGCCATCGGACGCATCTCGGGCATCGGAGTCAACAAGGAGATAGACCTCTCCAAGACCAGCGCGGGCGACGTGCAGACCATCGTGACTCTCATGTTCGTGGACTCCGCCCCGTTCCCCCTCGATCTGGAGGACTTGTCGGGATTCTATGCGTACTGCGACAGGATGGATGATGCGTGCAGAGGCTCCGCAGAGAGGTTCTGGAAGGACCTGTCCGCGGCCGCGGAACACATCATGGAGGGCGAGAACGACCCTTTGGAAGTCTTTGCACCGGCTTCTCAGACAGGGAGCTCGGCCTGACCCTGTACGAGGATGCGATCAAGAAGGGCGAGCTGGAGGGCGAGATGGCCCTCCTCTTCGCCTATGGTCTCCACCTCCGTCAGGGCGGGAGCATCGACAGCTTCATGGAGCTGAACTACTCCGACATCCAGATCCTGATATCCACCGAGATGGGCCTGCGCAGGTACAGCGCGGGACTCGAAGCCGACGCCGTCCTATCGAGGCTGTTCGCCAGGGATGATTGAAATGGCTGAAGAAGGAATCAAGATCAGACTGGGATTCGAGCTGTCCCCCGAAGACCTGGAGAAGCTGAGGAAGGCGCTGGAGCAGGTCATCAGCGAGCCTTTCGATATCATTTCGGGCGGGAAGCCCTATGCGCCAGGAAAGTATGCCGACAACAAGCAGACCGAGAGAGAGGCCAACGAGGCCCGCGAGAGCCTGCGTGACCAGTTCAAGGACTACATCAAGGATGAGAACAACCAGAAGAAGCTCATAACCAAGGGCGTGAACCAGGCCGAGAAGGCCGTTTCCGCCTCTCTTACCAAGGGATTCGGCATCGTCGAGGACATCTACGGCAGGCTGAAGTCGGCATCGCCTCTCCTTCAGACCATCGAGCAGCTGTTCAACCTCGCCATGACCCTGTTCTTCATGCCTCTGGGCAACAAGCTGGCCGAAGTCCTCATCCCTGCCACGGTGGACCTTCTGGACAAGGTCGTGGACATGTGGGATGCGTTCGAGGGGAAGACGCTGGGCGAGATGTTCGCATACGCTATCGACTACGGCGTCAAGCTCTTCGGAGAATACTTCACGAACATCGGCGAGCTCCTCGAAGACCAGGGCGGCCTCGTGGGGGGCATCGGCACGATGCTCCAGACTATAGGCGCATTCATCGAGGGGCCCGCGATAGGCGTGCTGAACACCATCCTCACCGCCACCACCGTCATCCTGAGCCATCTGAAGGAGTTCATATCGCTATGGATAGCGATGAAGGCCGCGGAGATGGCGATAAACGCGATGGGCATATTCAAGGACCTGGGGGCGGGCACGATGGTCGCCGTCGCGGCCATTGCCGCATTGGCCGCGGGCGCCACATCGTACGGCACTCTGACAGGGCTGGGAATGGCCGACGGGGGATATGTGCCTGCCAAGGCCGGAGGCTCGCTCAGAGTGCTCGGAGAAGGCGGGAAAGGCGAATACGTCATCCCCGAGGACAGGATGGGAAGCGTCGGAGGGAGCACGACGATCAATGTGTACGGATACACCGATTCGGAGCTGAAGACCATCATCAGGGATACGGTCAACGAGCAGGTGTCCCAGTCGCGCATCAGGGGGTCGTTCCGATGGAGGGCGTCGGAGACCTGATGCTGTCGTTCAACTATCCTGCGCGTGCGGGACTGGCTGCGGTGAAGGAGACGCTGAGGATGCCTCTCGTGGTCGATATCGAGAGGAATGTGAATGTCAATCTCACCGAGATGGGGACCATCATCTACGGGTGCAGGAACAACTTCTGCATGGACCTGGGCGCGACGGAGAAGGTGACATTCAAGTGCGAGAGGGTGAATCCTTTCCCCTACAGCGACATGTCGTCGGATCCTGATGATTGGTCCAACGGCAAGTGGTACAGGCATCTGGAGGACCTCTTCGACAGATGGCAGAACTTCGGATTGGACAGCAAAGGGGAGCAGACGGGAGGATGCACGATGGTGTTCACTCCTGCCGATGCGTCGCTAATGGCGCCCATATCGGGCAACGTGTTCCTCGTGGGCGCGCTGGGTGTGAGCTATTCGGTGCAGAAGATGACCTTCAGCCTTCCGCTCCAATTCGGCAACATGAAGATGACGAGCTCCGAGGCGGAGAGGGTGACGCTCACGCTGGTGACGGAGACCTTCGATAAGAAGACCGAAACGACGACCGTGTCGGTGCTGAAGGGATACCCGCAGTCGGTACCTCTGCCCGATGAATGGGCGGACATCATGGGCGGCGCAGTATTCATAGGGTGGGAGGTCTCGAACGGCGCATACGTCCCTGTAGGCTCGACATACACATATCAGACCGAGATGACCCTCACGGCGAGATGGAGGAAGGCATCGAGCGTACAGTACATCACATCCGATGAGACGGTGACGGTTCCGTCAGGAGTCGATCACGTATCCGTCTACGCAGTCGGAGGCGGAGGAGGGGCAGGCGGAAGCGCACGCTTCATCGAACTCGGAAATCAGGAATACGTGATGGCTCCGGGCGGGGCAGGCGGAGCCGGGCAGACCTCCACTGCATCGTGGGGGGTATCGGCAGGCGACGTCATATCCGTGACCATCGGTGCAGGAGGCGAATGCGGAGCGAGCCGCGGAGCACTCAGCGCAGGAGACGGAGGGGATGGGAAGAACGGCGGCAAGACTGTCGTGAAATGCAGATACAACATCTGCACCGCCGAGGGCGGTTCCGGAGGCGGAGGCACGAAGAATATGGGCAGCGCAGGAAAAGGCGGAGAGGAGTATGTCGCAGGAGGCTCGTACGAGCAGGACGGAGGATACGAAGCGCCCAATGTGAAGGAGAACAGAGGCAAGAAGGGAACCAGAGGCACGGCTTCATCCCCTTCGGGTCTTGCGAATGTATTGAGATACGGGGGCGGAGGGGGCGGAGCCGCCGCATTCCGCTATGCGTTCATCGCAGAGGACGGCACGCGCTACCCTGCATCGGGATATTACGAATCGATCGGCGGAGACGGTGCCGATGAAGCAGACCCGCAGGTTCGCGCATACAGCGGAAAGGTCGGTGGAGGAGGCGGTTCGGGCCGTGCAGAGTCGTATCTGGTCGATAAGGAAAGAGCAGGCTATGGCGGCGACGGGGCGGTCATCCTCGCGTTCTTCAAGGTGAGCGGATGACCGACGAGGCAGGCAGGCTGCGCCTTGAGGACCCGTCCACAGGATATACGTTCGACTTCGGCACGGTGACGAACATCTCCGAGCAGTTCCAGAAGAGCTGCTCGGTCACGCCCATCGTGACGAAGCCGAAGCAGGCCGCGTTCCCGCTGGAATCGAGGACGTACAAGACGATAACCGTATCCTTCACCCGCAAGCAGCCCTCGTCCCCCAGCTCGTCCTCGCATGATACCGCGCGCTGGTCCAACGCCGATTGGACGGAGGCGCTGATGGAGTCGCTGGACCGCTGGCAGGCGAGGACGGACGGATACCGCCTCAGCTACGTCCCTGCGTCCGACAACCCCTACATCGCCCCGCTGAGGGGCAGGGACGGGAGCTCGTCCGAAACGGGATACATCAAGAATCTGAGCATCAGGGCGGTCAAGGGCCGTCCCGAGTCCCTTCAGGGGAGCTTCGAGTTCCATGTCGGCTCCATGTATATCCGGTCCGGAACGCCCGATACGGAGGGCTACAGCAGGAAGGACTTCTCCATCACCATCAGCGACGAGAACGGCTCCAACAGCGTCCTCCTGATGCGCATGGGCGACGGCGAAGGCAGCGATATCAATCTGGTCGATTCATGCACCATCACGGCGGGCCCGGAGGCTCCGTTCGAGTATGCGCAGATAACCATCCCCAGGAAGGCGTTCTCCCGCGCATACCCGTCCCTGCTGAGCGAGAGGGAGTGCAGGCTCAAGGCGGGCAGGAACAAGCTCATAATCTCGCTCGCAGGCACCTCGACGATGACGCTGACGAAGGTCAAGCTCTCCAAGAACACCCTGACGCTCACCGCCTACTGCGACGCGGAGCGCATCAGAGGGGCCGTGCTGCAAAGAAATTCAAGCTATACGGCAGATAGATGGATCACGCGTATATTGACTTCTGGTGATTTCTGCCAGGCATTCAAAGGCGATTCGCTCGTAAGCGATTTCAGCATCCCCTCGGGAAGGAAGGGCGAAACGGAATATGTGGATGAGGAGATGGAGCTGGCATTCCCTGCCGGAACCAACATCTGGTTCATCCTCCAGGTCGCGGCGATGATATGCGGGGCGAGGGTGTTCTTCGCCAACGACATGGCGTACGTCGTCGATTACCGCAGGTCGTCGAGCCTGCTCCATCCGGAGGACATCGACCTCTACCCGTCCTCGTCGTCGAAATACGGGGCCGCAGTGGTCGGGGATGTGGACCTCGGAGACGAGGGGACGGATACGGTTGCAAACGTTGTGAAGATAAGATGTTCCATTCCTAGCGTCAAAGACGGCCGTTATGAGAAGAACAACAGTGGTTCGATAGTCTATACCTCCAATGAACAAACGTTCGTTGACGAGGCTAGCAAGGGCCTTTACGGGGAAAAGGATGGAGGGTCGTTCACATTGACCTCCCTGAAGCAGAGCTCCGACTCGGACGACATCCAATGGAAAGGCGAGAAGACCGGAGAAGGAACAGGGGAAGGAGAAGGAACAGGGGAAGGAGAAGGAACAGGGGAAGGAGAAGGGACGGGCGAGACGCCGGAGGTTCCCGACGGAGAGATAGTGTGGTTCGATCAGGCGGGCAGATTCGCCAGGAACTACCTCGACTACGTGTCCGAGCCTCAGCAGACCGTGATATTCAAGATGCGCGAGCTGCACGATTCGGGGTCGATGGGGATGTGGGCGCCGTACTTCGAGCCCGCATCGGTCGCCTTGAGCTTCAGCGACGGCGTGAACGAGCTGTATGTGGACAGCGATTCCGAGATAACGGGCAGTCCGAAGAATCAGAAGCTCGCTCTGAAGACGTACGAGCGCTCGTACCCGGAATGCACCACCGAATACACCTGGGGTGTGCTGGCGTCGATGGACCTGTCATCGAACACCAGCAGGATAATGTCCAATCTGGGCAATCAGTGAACGCGCCTGGCGAGCAGGTACACGGCCGCGCATCCGATGAGGACGGCGCCGAACGCGATGAGGACAGGGGTCAGGATGCCTTCGAGCGAAAGCTCGATCCCCTCTCCGTCCCCGCCTGCGGGAGGCGCGGTCTCGAACACGGCGTCGAATCTCAACTCCGTGTATCCCTGCTCGACCTCCTCGATGAAGTCGTGCTTGTACAATTCCTCATGAGTGAAGAAATCGCCGTTGCTGCACTGCCATCCTGTGGATGATGGAGGGCGCGACACAGAATAAGGGCTTATGATATAGCTTCCATCAGAATCTTCTGATAACCCGTAAACGAGCAGGATCCTGTCTTTCGAATAGAATGTCAGTTCGATAAGAGACGGGCGGTCCGCTTCCGAACCGACACCTTCCTCCGCCGCATCCCCGTCCTCCGCCATAACCGGTACCGTCGCCAGCACGAGGGCGAGAAGGGATGCGAGCAATGCGATATGTCTGAGCTGCATGAGAAGAGGATGCGCTTGGAGGTATATATTGGTGGGGCGGGAGGGCGAATAGGACAAAGACCCTCCCGCCGGATGCGGCGGAGATATGACCGCAGAACCTCCATCGCAGGTCGAAGATATATAGGTTGCGCTCCGGGGTGCTGCAGAGGCTCCCGGACGCTTAGGGACCTCATGGGTGCGGAGCCGGGAGCATGCGCGGGTCGGATGAGGATGGATGCGGAGGTATATCAAGGCAGGGGACGGGGGGCGCCGGCGTTGATGGGAATGCTCGAATGGCCCGGCGCCCGTGTACCGGAAAGGATGCGGGACTTAAACGGTTTCCTGCAACAGGCGGGACACGGAGTGAAACACCCTAAAGCCCCGTGTCCGGAACAGGGATGGCGGAGGGGATATGAATGGTTTTCGGAGAAGGCGGGCGGCGCCGGACAAGGAATACTGGCAGGGTCGATACCATGAGTAATACGAACTCATCCCTGCCGGATAGGACATGGCATCGAGCCTATATAATGCTTTCATCAGGAGGGATCCTCGAAGCAGGAACGGTAGCGGAAATAGCGGAGTAGCGGGTTTTTCGCAGATCCCCATATAGTTTATTTTTTCATATACACCCCTATTTTTTTTATCTTTTTGTATACTACGCTACTTCCGCTACCATAGAATATAGTACATAGAAAAAGAGGCAGATTTGCACTATCAAAATGTATTTTAATATGTGTAATACACAATTATGATGTTTTTCGATTGTAGTGCCGGTTCGCTATAGCCTAACTACATCCGATACTGTTTTCCCATACTCGTTGAAAAATCTGATGGAAAAATGTGAAAATTCGATGAAAACCGTCAAAATCATGAAGGTAGCGGAATTTTTCGATATCGGTAGCGAACATTCTTTTCATACAGGAATTAACGCCGGGTTGAGGGTGTAAAAAGGACGATGTCGGAGAATGTATGCAATCAGAGGACCCCGACATCCGATTCAAGAAAAGGATTCGCCATATATAAATCTGCCTTCTATTGAAGAAAGATTAAATATCTGCGCCGATTATGCAGAGTTATGCAATCGGAGGCGTTCGCGGGCTTTGCCCGCTTACTGAATGATGCAGGCATGCAAGTGCTTGCAAATGGAATCGTCATTTTAGATGGATTCAGTTACGGGATATTGAAAGAGCACATCCTTGAATCAGGGACAATTCGTGCAGACCTGGAGCATGCGACATCCTTTGATGTGGAACCTCAGATCCATCGTTTGGTCATCGAGATGGACAACAAGAGGGCCGTTCATATAAACGGCGTGAGTCTGACTACAGGAAAGATCGATGAGCATATCGTCGATAGAGAGATGCCGAAGTCCATCGTTGATCTGGCATCAGAGTTTGAAACCCTGTTTCCTGATTATAAATCTCAACTGTACTATGACGTGCTGAAAGAACGCGAGATGATCGATATGGCGATGCTCGGCGCCCCAGAAGAAGGATTTATTCCGATCAATGATGCGGTCGTCTCGGAATATCATCTCGAAGTCCAGAGGCTTCTCAGATGCAAAGGATATCTGGGTTCGAGATTTCCGACAGTGCAGGTGATGGATGAGGTGCTGACCATCATGGTTAGACGTACTCGTCGCAATCATTTCAAGGAATGGGTGGAATCCCACGAGTGGGATGGGAAACCTCGTTTGAGGAGAGCGCTCATTGATTATATGGGGGCTGCTGCGCCTCTGCTCAGAAATGTGAGCGATAGCGCAGAGGATGGGTATCTGGAGGCAGTATCCGAGGCTTGGTTTCTCGGAGCCATTGCACGCATGTATCGCCCGTGTCAGCACGATATAGTACCGGTGTTCATCGGACCTCAAGGAATCGGGAAAGGTACTGCCTTGAGGTTCTTGGCAGGTTCGAATGAATGGTATGCGGCCACTACTACGGATATATCTCGTTTGGATAGATTCCTGGATTCTGTAAGGGGAGCAGTAATTGTAGAAATGAGCGAATCGACTCAGATTCGCAATCGTTCGTCTCAAGAGGAGCTGAAGGCATTTATATCCAAATCAGAGGATAGGCTTCGTAAGGCATATGCGCGTCATGATGAGATCTATCCGCGCCATTTCATACTTGCCGCCACGTCTAATGATGGAGAAGTCTTCTCCGATCCGACTGGAGCAAGAAGATTCTATCCGATCATATGTGATCCTGATAGATGCACGAAGCCTATTCCGATAGGAGATAGGTGGCCGTCTGCACAGAAGGATGTCGAACAGATATGGGCTGAAGCATTATATCTGTATATGGAGGGCAGAGTGCCATCTATGTCCAAGAAGGAAAATGAGCTGGCGCGCATGATGCAAAAGGATGCCACTGATGTAGATCCTAGTATACAGGCGCTGGATGAATGGCTGGATTCGATGCCACTATATTCGATGAAGGGAGCTCGCATATGTCGTAAAACGATATTGATGGAATATTTTGATATAACTGGTGAGAAGGAGATCCCTCAATCCGTTTCTAATATTTGGAAAGGATGGGTCAGATATACAGACAAATGGCATAAGGCGGAGAAATGTATGGATGTTAAGGGCATCAAGACCTCTGCAGCATATGTTCGTGATGTCGATGCAGGTGACGAGTCAATCGAAATTAAAACATTCGATCTTAGATACACGGATTCAGAATGACCCGCCACCCCATAGACCTCGTCGGCCAGCGCTACGGGCGCCTCCTCGTCCTGGGGAAGGCGCCCCATCAGGGGCGCAAGGTATGCTGGAACTGCATCTGCGACTGCGGGAACGAGACCACGGTGCAGACATTCAACCTCATCTTCGGATACACCCGCTCATGCGGATGCTATCGCAGGGAGAGGGCGAAGGAGATGCACTCGAAGAAATAAGCGATTGCGTCCTTTTTATAAACTCCTCGGACGATGGAAGCTCATGGAACTGTATCGTACATTCGACAGGATGACCCGCTCGATAACGAGCGACCGCAAAGGATACGCGGGACAGACCTACGATTCCGGGAGCACCCGCATCCATTTCAAGATCCAGGACGGCGGGGAGGATTGGGACTTCAAGGCGGACGGGTATGTGCCGTACATCGTGTTCGCGGTATACGACGAGGTCGGGAACCCCTACGTCTACGGCCCCGATTCCTCGCCCGTGTTCTCCGGATACGACTTCCCCATCCCCTACGAGATAACCTCCAGGGCCTCGTCCCTGCGCGTGGAGTACAACCTGTGGTTCGTCAAGGCGGAGGTCGCGGACAACTTCAACGGAACCCCCGACGGCCTTCTCGTGACCGAGTACCTCCTCAGCGCGACGGACGGCGTGGCGTTCCGCGCGTCCTGCATAAAGCCTCCCAAGCCCGGATGCGGATGCAAGGCGCCGCCGTACACTCCTGCAACGGCTCCTACCGTGATAGGGGCTCTGGAGGCCCTGAAGTCGCTGGCGGTCATCCGTCCCGTCGCCAAGGAGGCCCACATCAACCCCTATGGAGAGGAGCAGGGGCTGGACCTGTACTTCAAGTCCATCTCCGGCGAATTCCAGCAGATGTGGCTGAACGTCCCGACCCTGTCCGACGACGGGAAGCTCAAGGCATCCCAGCTCCCGACGGGCAACGGCGTCGACAGCATCCCGCTGCTCAAGAGCATGGTCGGGAACGGCGATGCCATCGTCTATGACGGCGCCAAGCAGGGCTTCGTCGCCAAGAAGGTCTCCGCTACCGCAGGCGCGGCCCTCGCCGCTCCCGCATCGCTCGTGCAGGCTTCCGCGATGGGTCAGAGGATGGAGTACGTCAAGAGGCTGGACGGAGAGGCCGGCGCCCACTATCTGCGCCTTCTCGACGGCAATGGCCAGGAGATATGCCATGTGGACCTTCCGCTGGAGAGCATGATATCCAAGGCGTACTACGACGCATCCAAGAAGTCCCTCATCTTCGAAGTGGACGGAGCCGAGGAGCCCATCGTCGTCCCCGTCCACGATCTCGTGGACACGTTCAGGCCCGGCGATGAGAACATCACCATCGAGCTGGTGGCGTCCGGCGATGCCGAGAATCCGACCATCCACACCATCTCCCTGTCCTCGTCCTTCCTCGCCCGCATAAAGGACGACGAGCTGGATCTCGCGGCCCACAAGGACGACGTGCAGAACCCGCACCGCGTCACCAAGGCGCAGGTCGGCCTGGGCAACGTGGAGAACCTGTCTCCCGCCAACATGCCCGTGTCCGATGCGACCGCGGCGGCCATCGCCAGCGCCAAGCAGGACGTGTCCGCGGACGTCGAGGCCGTGGAGGCCAGGGTGGGAGTCATCGAGACGCAGCTCAACGGCGACAGCGGGGAGGGCGGCATAATCGAGAAGCACGACAGGGACATCGCCCGCATCGATTCCGAGACCACCGCCATCAGGGCGGAGCTGGCGCTGAAGGCATCCTCGCAGGACCTTGCGACCGCGGTCGGAGCGAAGCAGGACAGGCTCATCCCCGGCAGCAACATCGCCATCAGCGACACCAACGTCATCTCCTACGTCGGCCCGAACATCGATGTGGATTCCAAGATGTCCGCCACCTCGACCAATCCCGTCCAGAACAGGGTGCTGGTCGCAGAGCTGGACAAGCTCCAGCCGAAGCTCACGGCAGGGACGAATATCAAGATCGAGAACGGCAGGATAGACGCCACCGTCCCTCCGACCACCGTGGACGACGCGATGTCCTATTCGTCCAAGAATCCCGTCCAGAACAGGGTCATCGCACGCGAGCTGGACAAGAAGGCCAACATCGGCGAGGGAGTCAGCGTCTGGAAGGGAATCACCCAGGACGGCCTGTATCTGTACAATACAGGCGATGTCGTAGTCTACGACAACGCGCTCTACATCTCCCGCGTCGATAACAACGACCATCACCCGGACGACGAGACCTGCTGGTCCGTCGTGCGCGGAGCCACGACCACGCAGGTCGTCGGAATCACGCCTGCCACATACATCGGCGTGTTCGGGAACACCTCCGACACCGTCTACACGATAGAGCATAGGATGAACACGCGCAACATCGTCTTCAGCTTCATGAGGAACGACGGCAGCTACCAGTTCGTCTACCCCACGATGGTGTCCGCGCCGACGCTGAGCACCATGCGCGTCCAGCTCCCGTCGCCTCCGGGCAACAACGCCATCATCGTCAACATGGTGAAGGCGAGGACGGTCACGCCGTCGGGCGTCAAGAGCTATCCCGCGGTCATCGAATTCGCAACCCCCGACAGGGAGTGGCAGGTCTACAACGACACGGGCAAGCCTCTGTACGTGAAGGCGTACAACACGGAAGGAGTCGAAGCGGAAGGCGATGTCATCCAGGACAGCGCTACGGAGTATTCTCCTGTCACCATAGATTTCGGCGAAGCGACGGCGGGAAAGCTCTTCCTTGCAGAGTCGGATATCGTGAAGGAGTACAACGGAACATCTTTGGACATCCCGATCGCATCGGGCGACAGATACCTTGTGCAGTGCTTCAGGGACGGCGAGGGGCAGTCCAGGCTGGATATCATCCAGACCGATGGGAATGTGCATATCGGATCTAGCAGCCCTTGGGCAGGTACCGTCGCCATGTTCAAGGCGACCGCGTCCAAGAGCTGGAAGGCTGCCGATATGAAGCAGGAGAACGGCAGGTACAAGATATCCTACCAGCATAACAAGGGCAGATTGGTCGGAGCACAGGTCTATACTTCCGAAGGGATGGCCATGACCGAGCTGTCCTGTACCGATAATGTCATCACCGTCTATACCAACTCGGCGATAGACGGCGAGCTCTACATAATCTGAAACCATTTCCCGCTCTTCGGGGCGGACCCCCCATCCATCGTGTTTAAAAAGTCCATCGAGCATGATACGAACGAGGGTAAAAATGGGAACCCAAGAGTATTATGCCGATATCGACATGAAGAAGAACACGATCAAGAACGTCAAATTCGAGATCGTGACCGCTCTGCCCGCGACCCCCTTCAAGGGACAGGTCGTCGAGTTCGAGGGCGTCCTCCAGACGTACAACGGGACCAAATGGGTCAAGTACGCCGACGATGCCCAGGTGCAGACCAACAAGGATGACATCGCTAATCTGAAGACGACTGTCGGGGGTGAGGCCAGTGGACTGGTCAAGACTGTCAATGAACTGAAGGCCCAGGTCGGGACCGATGCGGGAGGGAACACCCTCGGAACCAGGGTCGCCAACCTGGAGACCGCCGTCGGAACCGCCGCTGACGAGGCCGCCGCAGACGGCTCCGCCTATGCCAGGATCGCCAAGAATGCCGCGGACATCGCAACCAATGCCGCTGCCGCTGCCAATGCGAAGAAAGCTGCCGATGATGCTCAGAAGGATGCCACCTCTGCGAAGAACACTGCTGCGGACAACTCCACTGCAATCAAAGCCCTCCAGGAGACCGACAAGACGCAGACCTCCGACATCAGCGCTCTGAAGACCGCCGTCGGAACCAAGGCCTCCGGAGATGTCGCCGCAACCGGACTCTTCAAGGACGTCGCAACCAACGCTACAGCCATCGCCAACGTCAAGACCACTGCCGATGCGGCCGCTGTCAAGGCCGATGTCGATAACGCTCTCGCTGGCAAGGTCGATAAGGTCGAAGGCAAGGGTCTGTCCACCAACGACTACACCGCTGCGGAGAAGACCAAACTTGCGAACATCGCAACCGGCGCCCAGGTCAACGTCATCGAGTCCGTGAAGGTCGATGGAACCGCTCTCGCCATCACCGAGAAGGCCGTCAACATCGATCTGTCCGGATACGCCAAGAAGGTCGATATATCTAGGATCCTCAGGTACAGCGGTTCTGTTGAAAAACTCGCTGACCTTCCTGAGTCCCCCGCAGATGGTGAGGTATACAACGTCAAAGAGGGATTCACATATGATAAAGAAGTTTATCCTGCGGGGACGAATGTGGCGTGGGTCGCCGCCAACGGCGATGTCGCAGGGCATTGGGATCCGCTGGGAGGAACCGTTGATCTCACCAACTACGCCACGAAGACCGAGGTCACCACCTCTATCGAGACCGCCGTCAAGGTCAAGCAGGACAAGCTCACCGAGGCCCAGCTCGCCGCCGTGAATTCCGGAGTCACCGCCGACAAGGTCGCGGCCTACGACGGCTACGCCGCATCCATCAAGTCCGCAGCCGATGCAGCAACCGCCGCCAAGACCGCCGCTGACGGAAAGGTCGCCAAGAACGCCGACATCGAGGCGAGCACGGCTGCCAAGCTCGTCACCTACGACGCCAAGGGACTCGTCACCGGCGGGAAGGCCATCGAGGCCTCCGACCTGCCTGCGAAGATCCCTGTCGCCAAGATCGACGGGGTCCTGCCTCTTGCGCAGTCCTCCATCATCGGCAAGACCGTCCCTGTGACCGTCACCGATGCCGCAGGCGGAGATGTTGCGATCAATGCGGAGACCACCGGGATGACGACCGTGCTCATCGTCCAGGTCTTCGACGGCAACAACAATGCCGTCCAGTGCGGAATCAGCGTCACCGGAGGCACAGCCACGCTGTCCTTCTCCGCGGCATTCACCGGGTCTGCGCACGTCGTCGGACTCGTCTGATGCACCCAGGGGCTTCGGCCCCTCAAACCCTTTCCGTACCTCTTTTAAACTCCGCACCCTATGATTCACCCGACCTAGGTGAATATATGGCTGCAACCATACCGATATACGGGGATGCTCAGATCAAGGGCGTCGCCGATGCGAATGCAGGCAGGCTGATGGGTGTGGTGACGACCATGCCCTCCGCCGGCTCCTGCAAAGGATGCGCCGTGCTCTACGAGGGCGCGGAAGGAACATACTCGAAACACACGATATACGCCTCCGACGGCACCGCATGGACCGCCGTCGGAAAGGTCGTCACCGTCGATTCCAGCGTGACGGCGGGCTCCTCCAATCCTGTGACGGGCGGAGCCGTGGCGTCGCGTCTGGAGAACTATCAGACGAAGATAAGCGGTGCGGCGAGCACCATCGACACCGAAGACCTGGCCGCGTCCCGTGCACTTGTTTCGAATGCCAACGGCAAGGTCGCCGTCTCCCCGGTGACGAGCACAGAGCTGGGGTATCTGGGCGGCGTGAAGTCCAATGTGCAGACCCAGCTGGACGGCAAGCAGGCCAAAGGGGACTATGCGACCGCGGCGGCCCTCTCCGACGGTCTGGAAGGCAAGCTGGACAAGACCGCCAAGGCGGAATCCGCGAAGACTGCCGATTCGGCGACGAAAGCATCCCAGGACGGCTCCGGCAATGTCATCTCGACCACGTATCTGAAGGCGGCGGATGCAGAGAGCGCGTATGCGAAGAAGGCCGACGTGTCCAAGGTCTATAGACCCTGCGGCTCCGTCGCCAGCGTCTCCGCTCTTCCCGAATCCCCTTCCGAAGGCGACGTATACAGCGTCGAGGCGGAGTTCACATACCAGTCGAAGAAGTACCCTGCGGGGACGAATGTGGCATGGGTCGCCGCCAACGGCGATGTCGCAGGTCATTGGGATCCTCTGGGAGGGACCGTGGACCTGTCCGCATACCAGAAGAAGAGCGTCGGCACCGCATCCCGCGCTCTGGTCACCAACGGCTCCGGAGTCATCGCGGCATCCGATATAACGGCAACGGAGCTGGGGTATCTGGACGGCGTCACATCGGGCATCCAGGCGCAGCTGAACGGCAAGCTCTCGACTGCGGGCAAGGCGAAGTCCGCTGAAACGGCGGATTCGGCGACGCAGGCGACCAAGGCGACACAGGACGGCTCCGGCAATGTCATCTCCGATACCTATCTTGCGAAGACGGACGCCGCATCCACATATCTGAAGAAAGCCGATGCGGATTTCACCAAGGCGATCTCCGCCGAGGGCGTCGCGGTGTCCTGGACTGCGGATGCGTCCGTCAGCGGGTACTCGTACAAAGGCACCATCGCCCTTCAGGGCGTGACGTCCGAGTACATGCCGTTCGTGACGTTCTCCGCGACGCAGGCGTCGTCGGGCAACTTCTGCCCGGTGGCGGAGTCGGGGACGAACGCGATATACATCTGGTCGAAGACGAACGACGCCGTCACGGTGCCGTCCGTAGCGGCTGCGAAGATGTGAGAAGAGGGGGCCGGGAGGCCCCCTTAATTTTCAGCCCTTAACCCAGAGCCTGTATTGTGACCAACTGCCGCTTATTTCACCTTCCGAAGTATTCTGAGTTGTAATCTCTTCTCCATCAAGATCATACACTTTAGAGCCCTGTATGTAACAAAACTCACCTGATGTGTGAGAGTTAGCTACAGAAACTATGCCGTAATATATACTAGATGTCGCCCATTTAGGTACAATAGTACATACGCTACAATCCCTATAATTTACATAGATATGATATTCAATGATGAACGTCCGCTTTTTGATAAGGTCGCTTATCTTTCCCTTATACACTACCCAATCATCGTCAGATGAGGTCGGAGCCTGCCACGCCCCCGTCCCATCCCCATTACTCGTCCACACCTGTCCTGATGTTCCATTGGCCTTAGGAATCAAATCGGAGTCATCAGCCTTTCCCGCCACCGTGGTCTGCAACGCCGTCAAGTCGCTCTGATTAGCCTTCTTCCCCACCTCGGTGTTCGTTGCGTCGAGGGCGCGCTGGTCCGCCTTCTGTGCGAGTTCGCTCTTCGTGGCCAGGTCGGAGACGTCCTTCTGGGCATTGGTGATGCCTTTCATACGGATGCATCTCCTGTTCTTGGACACATAGGAGTACCCGTCGTGGACGAACGCTTTATAAGCATGACAGCCAATCAGCATCCATGAAAGGCATCACGAACGCCACGAAAGGGGCTGCGGATGTGGTTCAGGACGCCACGAAAGTGAGTGTTCTGGGCGCGAACATACAGGAAGCGACCGATTCTCAGCCCGGACTCATGTCCAAGGCCGACCACGCGGTTCTGTCCACGACGGGTAGCCGTATGTGTACTTCCTGCGAGGTGGAAATATGAAGGGAATGACCAATGCACAGCCTGTTCTGATCGATGCGAGCACTCTCGCAACCAAGTCCGATATCTCGGACATGGAGACTAAGACTAATGCCAATGCGACGTTTGCTACTAAAACCGCTCTTACAACTCTTCAGAACGCTACTAAAGTAGCCGTTTCTGAGTTTGCAATCACCGAATCCGCCGATAAAGTCACAATCACCACTACCGCAATTGACGGCGCGACTAGTAAATCCGAAGATATTCCAGCCGTGACTGATACGATGGCGGGGATTATAACGGCGGAATGGTTTAAAAAGCTTAAAGAATTGTATGATTCACGACTAACGGGGTTCATTTTAAAAGTTAAATTAGACCTTTATGCACTAGGTACACTTACAATGACAATCAACAATCAAACCTTAACAGTCGACTTAACAAAAACTAATGATATAGTATTTATCAACTTGCCAGTTAATCAGTCTTTAGAAATGACAATAGAAACAACTCTAAATATTGAAGTTCCTATAGTTAAAAGTTATTCATCTAATTTACAGGTGACAAATGTAACTCAATCTACCCATACAGGCAGCTTTACATTACTTAACACATCAAAAAATATGGCAGAAGTGCATATACAAGTTAGTTTTTAAGTCGCAAAGGTAAGCATCTACTAATCGCGCACAAAATCCATAGCACGGGTTTCCTACGAACCCGTGCATCAAACCCTTTACCATGCCCGTGTTTTCCAGTTTCTACCCATTCCCAGTGATGACAAAATTCATGCCGACATGGGACTCCGTCCCGTCGTCCTCGGACTTCGTCCTGCGGACATAATGTGGCTTTTATACGCCAATCGGATTCGAAACAATATGCTCCATATACTGAAGTACCTAAAATCCTCGGAACCTCAGTAACACCGAGATTCCGAGTAACACGTTTCAGTAATAGACATTGATGGTTAAAGTTGCATTTGTGCTAGAAGTGTTTATGATATATTGTAAAAGATCACCCATTTTACTCGTGACCAGAGCGGCTGGAGAGGAGGATTCGATTTTTGAGCCGATTCCATAGCCGTGGGGATTGTTCAGTGATATGAAGTATCCCTGGTTTGTACGCAAATTTTCAATAGTGATTTTATAGTCACTAGGTACGGGTATAGTCCGGTTATCAATAGTGATATTAGGTACTCCCTCTGCACCGTCTCCAATTAGCGTTATGGTTAGCGTGTAGTAATCCGAGGGGGTTCCCCATAGCTCTTGGAGTCTGCTAAACCACGTTGCTGTTAAAACCCCTGCTTTTTCAGTCGTCGCGGCACCTATATCCTCACTGATACTTGTGCTGCCATCGATGCCAGTCATCGCTACAGTGACTTTATCAGCCCCCTCGGAGATTGCCATCGATCCGAACGCTTTTCCCGTTGCGCTCGTCAGTGCTGTCACATCCGCAGTACTCGCCTTCCCGCTCCATCCGACAACGGTTCCGGTCCCATCCTCCTGAGCCTGCACGCTCCCATCCGCCGTGCCCCCTTTTATCGTCCCCAGCTTTCCTGCTGCGAACTGTCCCACTCCGGGTGATGCGTTCGTCATCCCTTTCATTCAGATCCCTCCGGAACAAATACACATACGGCTACCCGTCGTATGACAGAGGTAAGAGGTTTCAAGGCCTTCAGGAGGCGTCTTCTCCTCCTGCGGCCCTTCATTCGAACACAGCCTCAAGATGCTCCCGTCGCTCTTCTTCGATATCCCCCTGCCTCTCAGGCGTCCTTATCGGGAAGTGCTTCCGGGGCCTTCCCGGAGGATTGCCCGTATGCCTGTACCTCCAAGCCCTGCTCCTGCATGCTGACAGGTGCTTTCCTTGTCCCGCATAGCTGTAATTGTCCAGAGGGCAATTGCAGAAGGGACATCTCTCCCTTCCGAACATGAGGAATGAATCGCTCCGAGACGCCGTAAAGGTTTCCGCGAACATCTTCAGAGAAAGATACGGTATTGTATCCTTGGTATTCAAGCATTCCCAAGGGTATCCTCATACCATCCGAAGGGCTCTCCGCATCGTCCGCGAAGGACAGGAGGCGATACGGAATGGCCGAGCTGAATGCGATAGACGAGCAGGGAAGCGATATGGAGAAGCATATCGCATACACCCGCGAGAAGCTGGACGAGATAGGCTGCGACATGCATCGCCTGATGGAAATGGAGGAAGAAGAGATGACAGAAGGATTCGACAGCGGGATGCTCACAGGACTGCTCTCCAAGCAGGGAGTGGATCCGGGCATCGTCGCAATGCTCAACGATCGCAGGGACAGAGGGGACTGGGGAGACGGCGGGATGCTGATTCTCCTGTTCCTGATAATCCTCATGGGAGGCAACGGCGGATTCTGGAACCGCAACGCCGAGAACGGTGTGGCAGGAGTGGACAGGACCGTCGTGAACGAAGCCAATTATTCCAGAATGCTGGACGCCATCGGAGGCAACCGCGAAGCCATCAGCCAGCTCGCGCAGACCCTCAACTGCGACACGAACGCCGTCCAGACCGCGCTCGCAGGCGTGGACAAGCAGCTGGCGGTCAATCAGGGAAGCATCATCAATGCGATTCAGTCCTGCTGCTGCAACATCAGGACGGAGGTACAGGCGACCCAGAACGCCATACAGAGCCAGCTCGCATCGTGCTGCTGCGACACAAACCGCAACATCGAGAGGCAGGGATGTCAGACCAGAGCCGACATCCAGGACACGAGGTTCCTCATCCAGGCTACCGCTTCGGCACAGGACAATCTCGTTCAGGGCCTGTTCAATGCACAGAACCAGTATCTCGCAGACCAGTTCTGCCAGATAAAGTCCAGGGAGGACCAGAGGGAGATACAGGCGCTCCGCGACAAGCTCGCCGAGCAGAGGGACACCGCGAACACCCTCGCCATCCTGAATGCCATCCAGGGCAAGGATGCCATCAGCTTTCAGGGAACTGCCGGCTCCACCGCCTTTACGGGCACCGGAAGTCTCAGCTGATGACCGGCCCCGGGTCTGGGAGGATGCAGTCCTCCCAGACCTCTAAACCTCTTTCCGCAGGTGATGCCATGACATACGACAATATCTTGAATGCTCTGAAGACCCAGCCGAAGCTCTCTCCCTCGCAGGAGATCGAGAACTATAGCGCATTCTCAGACCTGCAGAAGCAGGGCGTGTACCTTCCCGAACTGATGAAGAAGCTCCAGGAGTTCGATTCCATGAAGGCGCGTCTGGATGAGCTGGAGAGGTCCAAGCCCGCCATCGATGCGACGGTCTTCGCCACCATGGAATCCGCAGTCTCCGACGATCCCGATGTGGTGAAGGCGAAGACCCGCGTAGCGGACGAGAAGGCGCGCGTGGTGCTGGAGCTGTGCATGAAGGACTCCGCGTTCCGCGAAGCATACGAGTCGTACAAGGCGACGGTCAATCGCGTGTATGTGGAGTCTAAGGAGAAGGGAGCCGACGCCTCCCAGCATCTCCGAAGGGCGCATCGGGTCGCTTCTGCAAACCCTTTCCCCATATCTTTTAAAAAGCTCATTCCTCATAAATCAGGTGAGGAATTGATATGTCACCTCACAAAGGATATATGAACATCGCAATCGCGGCCATGCTGTTCGCCGCGGCCTTCGCGGGCGTCGTCTTCATCGCGGATGAGGACGTCGCTGCCGCGGAGGGGGGCCAGAGCCAGGCTCAGGAGTACACCGTCACATACTCCTATGATGGCTTCGTCTTCTCCGAGAAGACAAAAGATGGGAAGCTGAATGTGGAATACTTCGAAAAAGCCCTTCCCAATGCAAAGGCGCCTGAGGGATATGCATTCGCATATTGGGTCGCAGGTTCTGCAACCTACAATGCAGGCGTATCTGCTCAGTTCGCAGGAGATGTTACTCTGACTCCCGTCTTCAAGGCCGACAGGGCTATCGTCAAGCTCGTCTACGGCGATGTGGTAAAGGAGTTCTTCCCCCCGGACTCTGCTGTTGTTGAGGCTATTGATAAGGGCTCTAGTTCCGGGGATTCCTACCCACAGAAATACCCGATCTCCTACACTTCCACCAAAGATATCGATGTCAAAGACACCGACCTCGCCAAGTTCGCCGAGGCCATCGGCGCTACATACACCACCACCACCACCACCACCACCACCACCACCACCACCACCGACGACAAATCCGAGGCCGTCGCCATCGACAAGCTGGTTCTCGACGGATTCGAGTTCAAGGGATTCGTGGACAAGGATGGCAAATCCGTTGGCTTCAATGAGCTCATTGCCACTGCCACTGCCACTGCCACTGGAGAGGGTGCCGACAAGGTCTGGACACTCGGCTCGGCTGAGCCTGCCGTCTACACCGCCGTCTTCGAGCCCATCTACAACATCACCTTCATCGTCGATGGTACGAAGACCTTCGAGTGCAAGTCCAATGTGTTCGTTCAGCCCATCGACCCTGTCAAGGCCAACTACACCTTCATGGGATGGGCAGTCGATGGAAAGATCGTCTCCACGGTCGAGGCAGGAAAGATCACCATCCCTGCCGATTATGAGTTCAAGGCAGATGTAGAGTTCACCGCCGTCTTCGAGCCTGTTCAGCTCACCATCACCCTCGTAGTCGGTGAGTTCGAGTCCACTCAGCCTGCTCTCTACGGACAGACCATCACCGCCCCCGGACTTCCGACCGGATATGGATGCTGGGCGACCAAGACCGTCGAGATGAAGGATGGCGCAGAGGTAATCACCTACACTCCGTTCGATTTCAGCAAGCCCATCACCGAGAACATCACTCTGTATGCTCAGCTTGCGGAGAAGATCTATACCATCTCCTTCATCTCCGAGGGATCCGTAATCGGCGGACCCTATGACGTCTCCAAGCCATACACCATCCCTTCCGATCCCGTCGCAGAGGGAAAGAAGTTCGTGGGCTGGTTCGTCGATGACTACAAGGTGATCGACATCCAGGCATATGTCCTCGCTCACCCTGAGCAGGATATCGTCCTGACCGCCTCCTTCACCGAGGCCGACGCACCCGCAGGACCCGACTTCATCGACACCAATGAGGGCAAGTGCGTCCTCATCCTCATCGGAGTCGCCCTTGTCGCGTTCGCATATGCGGTCTATACCAACATGTTCGGACTCAAGGACAAGCTGACCAGCGTCAAGCTCGTGAGGGTCAAGAAGGAGTGAAACCGATGGCCGGACAGAAGGGGCGCACCCTGATATCGCCCTGGCTCCTCATAACCAGGGCGGGCGCAGGGACCCTCCTCTGTCTGGTCTTATTCCGTCTGAAGGCGAATACAATGATAGATGTAACCAAATTCGGAGTCAATGAGGAGTACATGGTCTACATGCTCCTCGCCAGCATCATCGTCGGCTTCATGGCCGCGGTGGCGCTCAGGGCCTACGACCACAACAAGGCCGCCGACCACAAGGCCGCCAAGGGAGAGATCCCCAACACCAACAGCCTGCCTTACGACAAGAGGTACGACCTCTGCACCGCCATATCGTTCATATGCGGTACCGCCGTCGGAATGTACTTCGCCCCTGTCATCATCGACGCATTCATCGTCGGTGCGGGACAGTGGACCTTCGTCGCAGTCTCCGCTCTCGCCTCCGCTCTCGCCGTCGTCATCCTGATGAGGCTCCTCCATCTCGGAATGAGGGAGTTCATCATCCAGGCCGGCAAGTACGCCGTGGACACCAGCGAGGCTGTCAAGAACGCCAAGAGCGACATCGACACCGCCGTCGGCAACCTCAACGAACTCAACCCCAAGCACTGAGCCAATCCGAGAACCTGAAGGGGCGCAGGCCCCGTCAAACCTCTTCCCATATCCCTGCGCGATGGAGAAACCACGCAGCGTCGCGCGGGACCCCCTATAAGATTGCTTATAAAGCTATCAGCGGATTGTGTAGGCATGACATCAATACAGGAACTGGTGCTCTCCGCCGAGTCCGGCGCGACCATCGTCCTCTCCGAGGAGCTGTTCGGTTCGACCGATACGCCTATCGTGGAGAGCCTCACCGTGCCCAGAGGAAAGACGCTGACCATCGACCTTGCAGGACATACGTGGCAGGGGGCGCCCGGCTTCGTCACACTGTTCGTTTCCGGTGCGAACGTCACTCTGCGCAACGGAACTCTGTATCAGCAGTCGCAGATAACCCTTCAGATCGGAGAGCCCGACGCATCCTTTGATTCGTTCGTCACGCTCGAATCCACTCTGAAAGTGAGGAACAAGGACTCCTGCGCCATTCTTCTCGCCAAGAGAGCCAGTCTGGTCACTTCTGCGGACATCATCGCCGACAGCGCATTCTGCATAAGCGGGAACGGCACCGCGCCGTATTTCGGCAGCCACGCGTCCATCGAAGGCGGAACCATCTCGGTCGAACCCTCCACATGGGACGGCCCTGCCATCTACTGGCCTCAGGGGGATTCTTCCCTCGTCGTCAAGAAAGGAACCATCTCGGGACCTACTGGAATCGAGATACGCGCAGGCAAGCTGACCGTCAACGGCGGAACCATCAGGGGAACGGGGAAGTTCTCCGTCACGCCCAACGGCAACGGCTCCACGACCATAGGCGCCGGAGTGGCCGTGGCTCAGCATACCACCCGCCTCAGGACCGAGGCGAGGATAGCGGGCGGAACCATCGAGGGGGAGGTGGCTCTGTGCGAGGCCAACCCTCAGAACAACCCTTCGACAGCCACATCGAAGATATTCCTCCGCATCACGGGAGGAACGTTCAAGGGAGCCGACGGCGGAAGCGCCGTCGTGTCCGCGGACTGCAAAGGCTTCATCACAGGCGGTTCGTTCACGCACATCGACAACGCTCTGGTCGATCCGTCCGCGAAGTTCGTGAACGAAGGCGGTGTCGTCGTCATCAAGCCCGCCACCATGTCCGGAACCCCGATGTTCATCGCCGACGTCATCGCCGACGGAGCGCTCACATCCACATCCCAGGGAAGGGCGATGGGAGTCGTCAATGAGCTCCCTTCGGGCGATGATGCCATCGAAGGCACGGTCGTACTCCTGTCCACCGACGAGAGGTACTACAGGTACAACGGCGAGGCCTGGGAGGAGTTCATCCCCGCCATCAGCACAGGCACGATAGACGATTCCGAGCGTCCCGTCCAGTCGGGAGCGGTCAAGGACGCCCTCGACGCCATCGGCATCAGGCTGGACGACGTGTATACCAAGGCGGAGGCCGACAGGCTCCTGGCGGCCAAGCAGGCCGCAGTGACGGGCGCCGCGTCCACCATCGTCTCCGCGAACCTCCCCGCAGGGAGGGTGCTCGTGTCGGATGCGAACGGCAAGGTGATGCAGTCCGAGGTCACGGTGAACCAGCTGGCGACGCTCGAAGGCCTGGAATCCACCGTCCCGCTGCAGACCCAGATTGACGGTCTGAAGGGCGACCTCGATTCCAAGCTCTCCAAGACCGTCTACGACACGGACAAGAAGGCCGCGGACGCATCCATCGCCGCCGTGGACAAGAAGGCCGACGCCAACGCGAAGGCGCTGGAGGGCAAGCAGGACAAGCTCGTCGCAGGGGACAACATAACCATCGTCGGAACCACCGTCTCGGCAGTCATCCCGGACGCGGCCAAGCCCGAATCCGCATTGTCCGACACATCGGAGAATGCGGTGCAGAACAAGGTCATCAAGAAAGCCATCGATGCCGTCGATGCGAAGTTCACGAGCTATTACACCAAGTCCGAGGCCACCGACATCCTGAAGGGATACCTTCCTGTCGGGGGCACCGCCGCGAAAGCCGTGGCCGATGAGGACGGCAACAGCATCAAGAGCAAGTACGCTCTCAAATCCGAGCTCACATCGGCGACCAGGCTGATGGGAACCTGCACATCCGCCGAGCTGGACGCGAAGGAGAAGGTGTCCGGGCACATCTGGTACCTCAAGGACTCCCGCGAGTACAACGGCGAAACCTACGTTGCAGGCACCGCGTGGATCTGCATACCCGACGACAAGGGCGCACTGACCTGGATGCCCATGGGAGCCGGAACCGAGATAGATCTCAGCGGATACCAGCCGAAGGACCTCGTGCTTTCCAACGTGTCTCCCGTATGGACGAACGATTCCGGCATCGAGGACTTCCCCTACAAGGGCACCATCGCGCAGACAGGCATCACCGCGGCGGATGTCGCCACCGTCGTCTTCGCCACCGCCGATGCGGCGTCGGGAGTGTATGCGCCGACGTGCGATACGGATATGGAGAAGGTCATCGTGTACGCCAAGACGGGCGATGCGGTGGTCATCCCCACCGTGACGATAAGGAAGGGATGAACGTGCAGGTGCCAATCCTGGCGGACAACGCGGAGATGCTGGCATCGGCATACCGCAATCTGTCCGCCGCGCAGAAGGAATCCCATACCAAGGTCGTGCAGAGGGGGGTGACGCTGGAGCTTTCCTCGTGGATGGACGGGCGCGTGTACCGCAACTCGCTCACCGTGACGTTCCGCGACGAGGTGCGCCATGACAAGTTCACCTTGGAGATGCGCGATCTCATCGCCGTCGCCGTTGCAGGCGGGAAGCTGGTCATCCAATCCGATGACGTCGAGCTTAAGTTCAAGGTAGTGGACGAGCTCCCGCCCGTCTGCGCCCCCTGTCCGCCTTGCAGGCCGTTCGTGTATCGAGCCTGAAACGCCCCCGAAGGGGGCTTCAAACCACTTCCCTTTTAAATATACGCATACATCATGCCTCCATGACCGAATTCAAGATCCCCGACGATATCTCCCGCTGGGAGAAGAGGGGGCTCCGCGAGGGCATCGGCACCTCCGACGAGCACGTTCATGAGATATACGTCTGGAAGAAGCTCGCCATCGAATGCGAGAAATGGGGCTGCGACGACTGCGAGCACGAGTCGTGGAATCCGTATGTCCTCATGGACGGGCATCCGATGAAGCTGGAGAGAGGCAATTTCGAGACCTTCGACGAAGCCGTCGGATACCTCAAGGGCATCCTGAAGAAGAAGGAACTGGCATCCGAGGGAGAGGTCGAGAAGGATGACGAGGATGATGAGGACGGCCTCGGAATCCCCGAGCATCCCAGCAGCGATTCCGTCGTGAAGAAGAGCATCAGCATCAAAGATCTCATCAAGAGGAATGGGCAGGATATCCAATTCCCTGCCGACGGGAGCGAGATCATGAACCCGTCCAAGGACGAAGGGAGCGGAAAGGAGGGGGAGGCCCCTAAAGAGGAGAAGGCCCCCGACTTCAAGGTGACGAAGGAGAAGGTCCCCTCGGCGAATGATAAGATCATAAAAGATCATGCGAAAAGTCTTGAGGAGAAAGGCACCACCGGGCGCGATGGTGCGTCGCTGTACAAAGAGGATGAAGCGGGGCAGTCTCCTGCAGAGCAGTATGGAGAAGCAGTCAACTACCAGCACGGGGGGAAGAACGGTATCCCGACGGCCAAAGTGAACATAGCGAAACAGACTGCGACCGTGAACGGTGCACGTCAGAACGAAGCGAATGTACCGAATGGAAATTATGCAGGACGCACCGTTTCAAACCAGCCCGTGGCTGCGGCTGAGGCGGGGAAGAACATCAATCTCTTGAAACTCATCCTGCACACTCTCCGCAATCAGAATGATGATTTCGGCTACACCGTACTTGACAGCCAAGGTCCTGTACAGGTCGGAGCGAAGCCTGTCGTCATAGGGAAGGACGAGAACGGCAACGATATCGTCGATGCCGCCGGCAGAGGCGCCAATCTGGGCTGGAACCTCCGTGTGGATGGCGATACCGTCTCCACTCAGCCTGCGAGGGGATTCGTAAGGAACTTCTTCTCGAAGAATATCCCTAAGATGGTGTCCGCATACAATGCCCGCGCCAAAGGCGTCCCTTCCGTAGCCAAACTTCCTACAGGCGGGATAGGGGAGCTGACTCCTGCTCAGCTGAGATCCCTTCTGATAAACGAATATCAGGAGAAGGACGAACAGGGCAATATGAGGTATCCGCAGGAGATAAAGCATGTTCCTATCCTCGGAGGCATCCAATATGCCAAGGCGGGCAAGGACGGAGGTTTCATCCCTGTTTTCGGAAAGGACGGCTCCCTCAATCCTGCCACGCTCGCCATGCTTACCAGCGAGAGGGATGATCTAGGGGGGGCGGGCATCGGACTCACCCGCAACAGCACGGGATTCGTTCCATATGACTTCGAGGGAGTCAAAGGAACGCACGGAGCCAATGATATTACGAAATTGCCGAACTGGGGTAAGATCACACAGCTTTATGGAAAAGAATTGCAACCTACTGATGATATGATGTTGGATCTTATCTCTGAGATAGCGAGTGGAATTAATGGAGTCGATTTCCAGAACAACGACTACGACAAGAATGCGCTGAAGGAGCTGCTGCAGAGCAGATTCGGAGACAGCAGCGGAACGGGGGACAAGTATACCTCGGATGGTATGGATGCGTTGCTCGGAAAATACATGTTCGATGCTGATGGGAATCCGATTCTGGATAATACCGGCCAGCCTATCACCAGGATCGGAGCGGCCAATCTGTGGGGGCAGGATAAGATCATTCAGAATCGCAAGGATGCCTATATGGATTGGCTGGAACCTCGCCTGATTCGCTGGATGGACAATACACCTATTAACAGGATGCAGGAGCTGTTCGTGGAGCATCCATATCTCCAAAGGAACATGGCTATGAGTGATGACGAGCGTCGCAAATGGTACAACGACCTCTATGATCACTTCAAGGTCAAGAACAGGGATATTAAAGGAAAGAATCCTAGAGGTGCTTATAGCGCATACACCAGCGAAGACAGGTTTGCCCAAGGAAAGACGCCTCAGGAAATGATATTTGACTACAATGGCACGAAGCCTCCTAAAACCAATGATGTCAAGCGGAGCTTCTCCATCGAGGACAGCATCGCGTACTTCCACCCCGAGTTCGTGATGAACAAGGCCGATGGAGACGACGGCATCGAGGGCGAGGTGCCGTCCGAAAGGGGCGATACGGAGCCCCGCATCGCGGCATACCGTACGGTGTCGATGGGAGAGGACAAGGAGTCCGTCTTCCCGCTCAAACTGATCGACAAGACCTCGGGCAAGGTAATCTGCGAGCTGGATTGGAAATCTTGACCCGAAACCTCTTATGGAGGGCCATTCGCCCTCCTATTTATATATGCCTGCGTAGATTGGTTCGCATGGTTTCTCGTGTAATCGAAAATTACCGCGAGGGCATCAGGAAATATGCCCTTTCGCAGCTTCCCGATTATGTCTCATGCCAGGATACGGCCCTTCTCGTCCGCTGGGTGGACGAGGATGTCCTGAACAAGGCCAGATTCGCATACGCGCACAGGAATCAGCGCGCCACCGCCAGAGCGATGGCCCGTTCGGGCGATGCGGACGATATGGAGAAGTACCGCGAGATGAAAGGCGGAAGATTCTCGCTGGATTCCGCGGAGTTCACGCTCGACGACTCCTTCGAGAAGATGTATTTCGACCATTACGGCGAAGGATACAACGGCGAGCCTGCCATGAATCGTCCGGGAGAGGCCTACAAGTGTCCTTGCGGCGTATCGATGGAGATGGGCATGAAGACCGCTCCTCCGTACTGCCCCGTGTGCCACAGGCCCACGCCCATAGGGCGCATGATGGAGGACAATTTCCTCCACAGGTGATCCCATGCCCACCGAGTTCGAGACCGCGGTCGTTCAGACCATCAAGAGGCGTCGCAGGAACGACCTTCAGCAGGTCATCAGGTCCGTGCTGGCATCCCCGACCATGGAGGGCGAGGTGGACGAGGTGGATGGAGTCAGACCGCTCAGCGACTATCTGAACAAGAACGTGGATGTGATGACCCGCATCATCCTCAGACAGGCTCTGTCCGCAGGAAACGGGGACATCAAATCCGCAGAGTTTCTGATGAAGTATGCAGGATATGCGCCTGTGCAGGAGACGACGCTCTCCATCATGCCCACCATCATAGATGACCTCTCGGTCCTGCCGCAACCCCCGTCCGATGAGGATCCGAAGGTCCGCACCATCCCCGCAGGCTCCGAGGAGCTGGATGAGATGCCCGATGTGATTGTGTGCAGGTCGGAGGCGCACGGAGGCGGCGAGGATGAGCGAAGACGCTCCGCAGATGCGTCTGTCCGAGATGTTCGACAAGGCGTACTACGAGCCGTGGACGACCAGGAAGAAGAACGTGGTCATCAAGGGCTCGAAGGGTTCCGGGAAATCCAAATGGGCCGCATTGTGGATAATCTACAACATGATGAAGTACCGCGATCTCATGCCGTCCACACTGGTGGTCAGGAAGTTCAAGGAATCCATCAAGGACTCCATCTACGCCGAGCTCAAATGGGCGATAAACCAATTCCATGTCGAATCCCTCTGGAAGTGCAACATATCCCCTATGGAGATGGTGTTCCTGCCCACAGGACAGAAGATACTGTTCAGAGGGATGGACGACCCGCTCAAGGTCGCATCCATCTCGGTCGAGAAAGGAAGTCTCTGCTGGGTGCTGTGGGAGGAGGCATCCCAGATAACCAACGAGGAGGACTTCAATACCATCAACATGTCCATCCGTGGTAAGCTCCCGCCGGGCCTGTGGAAGCGCGTCATGATAATCTTCAACCCGTGGAGCGAGAAGCATTGGCTGAAGGCCCGCTTCTTCGACAATCCCGACCCTGATACCCTTGCTCTCACGACCACCTACAAGAACAATCCGTTCCTGTCCGAGGAGAACCTGAAGGAATACGAGGACCTGCGCATCAGGAGCCCTCGTGCCGCCCGCGTCATCTGCGACGGGGACTGGGGGATTGCAGGCGGGCTGGTGTTCGAGGATTGGGAGGAGGCGGATTTCGATATCAACGTCATCCGCGCGACATATCCCGGACTGAGATTCTCCTATGGGCTGGATTTCGGATTCGTCAACGACCCCACGGCATTCGTAGCCATCGCCGTGGACGAGCTGTCCCGCCAGATATGGATATTCGACGAGATGTACGAGTACGGGTGGGACAATCTCAAGATAGCACGCAAGCTGACCCGCATGGGATATGCGGACAAAGTGATAGTCTGCGACAGTGCGGAGCAGAAGTCCATCTACGAGCTGAAGAGGGGCTATCAGACCCCCGCATACGACGACAACGGCGACCCGCTGATGGATGTGGACGGCCATCAGCTCACAGACACATGGATACTTCCGAATGCGGAGATGGCTATGAAGGGCCCGGATTCCGTGCGCAACGGTATCCGCGACCTCCAATCGTATCATATCATCATCCATCGCACCAAGTGCAAGAACGCGATCATAGAGTTCAACAACTACGCGTTCGAAGAGGACAAGGATGGGAATCTCACAGACAAGCCCATGGACGTCTTCAATCACATTTGCGACAGTCTAAGGTATGCGAAAAGCAAGCTGATGGGCAAAGGCAAGGGCCTGGTCATCGAGACCGGAGAATCGCCCGTCATCACATCCACAGAACCTCACACTATAAAAAGGCTACAACCATGTAGCAGAGTGTATTCGACGTATGATGACGAGAGCAGGCTGTTGAGCGGCCCGACCACGAGCGATGGCATACCGCTGAGTCTGTTCAATCAGGCGTCGCAGAAAGAGGCGGAAAGATGATAAGAACATCGACGAAGGAGTTCAAGGCGGCATCCGACCCGCCCGACTACATGGAAGTCATAAAGCAGAGGGCCCTTGCCAAGGCAGAGGTCGAGGCGAGCATCCCTCCCACGCCGCTGAGCGAATCCTTCACCGGAAGCGCACCCCTGGAACGCGGGATATACGGTGCGAACCGTCCGGTGAATCAGCTGTACGAGGTCCAGAACGAAACCCAGTTCTGGAACATGTATACGCTGATGGATTGGTACAGGACCAACGTCCCGCTTCTCGCAACCATCGTCAAAAGGACGTGCATGGAGCTCTTCAGATACGACATCACCATCGAGCCCAGGTTCGCATACAAATGCGAGGAATGCGGACACGAGATCCAATACTTCGTCAAGAAATGCTCCAGATGCGGAAGCGTCCGCCTCCGCCGTCCTGATGAGTCCCAGAAGGAATACTTCTACCACTACAACCACGCAGGCGAGAGGGTGAGCTTCGTCGATGAAGCCAATTTCAACGGCCAATCCCTTCTCGACGTCCTGTGGTCCTTCGCGGAATCCGAGCTTCTGTACAACGAGGGATATCTCCTCTGCGTCACGGGAGACATACTCGATGAGAATGGGGACATGAAGAAGCAGGTCCCTCTGGAATTCATCGCCCAGGACCCCAAATACGTCCGCTATCTCTATGACGATACAGGCACGCCGGGCAGGAGGTATGCCTTCACATACGACGCCCGCGACACCCTGCTCGACCTCGACCAGAACCCCGAAGCCGTCAACGACGTGAGCCGCGAGGGCAAGGCGCTCGTGCCCGCTCTGTGGCAGATAGGCTCCCAGTTCGGAGGCACAGGACAGTACATGGTGTACGGCGCAGGAGAGCTGTTCCACGACCACTGGGACCAGCCTTCGCTGATATACGGGCGCCCGTCCTGGCTGGATATGCAGGACGAGCTTCTCACGTACTTCTACCAGAACAAGCACAACCTGACCAAGTACAAGTTCGGCTTCGTCAGGAAGATCCTCATCCTGCCCGGATTCAACGAGTCCGAAGGGGCGATAATCTCGCAGGGTATCGCGGACGTCCTGAGCAAGAACACCAACTCCATCCCAATCGTCTGCACACCCATGCCCGCTCCCGGCGTCCCGCAGATGGATGCACAGGTGCTGGACCTGGGCGTGGAGTCCTCGCAGGACCTCATGGCCGTCAGGAACGACATAACGAACAAGCTCTGCGCCCATGGCTGCCTGCCGAACCTGCTGGCGGGAGATGTGGAGGCATCGGGAGGAATGAACAACGAGAGCCAGCAGATCACGATATTCGACAGGTACATCCTGGGGCGCTACAACAGGGTGGACAAGGCCTTGAAATGGATCCAGAACAAGATTTCCACCAAGGTGACGGATTGGAAGCTGGTCCTCGGAAGGCCCTCGAAGGCGTTCACCGACAACAAGAAGCTGATCGACAGCATCCAGATCGCACAGGGCATGAGGTCTCTCGGAATCCCCTACGGATTCCTGGACGGAGACTTCCGTTTCGGAGAGATACCCATCGAGCAGATAATGCAGGAAGCGGAGCTGCGCAGACAGGGACTGCTCAGACTGGACAACGACGCCATCAGCCCGAACTCCGATGCCAATCCCATCCAGCCCGAGGACGGCATGCTCCCCGGCGATGGAGAGGGGCCTCCCGAGAAGGGGACTCTCCGCAGGGAGGACCCCGACGTGGATGAGACCAAGAACGAGGAGGAGCAGGTCCAGCGCGAAGCGGCGGATGCGCCGGAGATATGAGCATGGCCGACCTGACGATGAATCTGGACACCTCCTCGCTGGAGGCTCTGGTGAATGCGGCCGCGAACGGCGGGCTGGAAGCCATCCGGCCCGCCATGGTCACCATAGATGCGCCGTATGCGGCGTCTCTGGAATTCGGGACCATGCCTGCGAAGAACAAGGGCCCCACATCGGTGCACAGATTCACGCGCTCCGACGGCACGGTGTTCTTCGAGGAGGTGTCCGAATCCTTCTGGAACATCTATCTCTGGGCCACGCGCCATGCGACCAAGATAGATCCGTACGTCATGGCGAAGAAGGTCCATACGAAGCTGATGTCGGAGGGGATGGCCCCCCACCCCTTCATACGTCCTGCCATCCATGATGTCGAAGAGCGCTTCAACGAGCTGCTGGCCGAGAGCGGTTCCATCCTGGGCGTCGCGGAGGAGCTGGCGGAGCAGATAAGGCGCAACATCGAGGGGGCGGCTCCCGACGGCCCCCGCACGGACACAGGCGCCCTCATCGCATCGATATCCGCCTCCTATGACGACGGCGCAGACGCGCCCGACAGGCCCGACAGCACCATCTGGCAGTCGGACGATTCCGATTTCCAGGGCGGAAGGAGGACGAAGGCATGAGACGCGACAATCTCCGCGCCATGGTCGGAGCCGCGGCTCTCGAAACACGCAACAGGTGGATAAGCGTCGCCGAGATATCCTATCTGACCGATGCGTCCGCCAGGCAGATATCCGCCATCCTGTCCCAGATACCGGGAATACAGATGGAATCCCAGCACGCCGAGTGGGGAAGGTCGATAATGATAATCGCCGATGATGAGGAGGCCAAGCGCATATGGGGCCACCTCATGAAATGGCGCTATCACATCGACGACGTATACGATCTTCTGGAATCCTGCATGCCGTCCTCAGGCTGGATGTCCATACGCGACCTGTCCTCCGATACGGGGATGATGCAGTCCGATGTGCTGAAGTGCATCGCGTGGATGGGCGATGAGGTGATTCTGAAAGGTTCTAAAAGGCAGATGATGTGCCGCAGAGCAGGTGATAACGATGTATCAGAATGTGTCGGAGATTCCGTCGCAGGTGACAGCGTCGCTGAACAGCGATGATGCACGCGCATGGATGAACAAATACAACGAATCCCTCGGAGGTCTGGACGACCCTTCCGAGCAGGATGTGCTGGCCGCCCGCAGGAATGCGTGGTACAGCGTGAAGGATTCCCCCTCGTCCTATTCGTTCTGCGCCAAGGCCACGGTGGAGGCGATGGACAACCAGAGGGAGATAGTGGACCTCCAATCGGTGAAGAGCCTCATGGACGACTACATCGCCCATGCGGGCCCCATGAGCTTCGACCACTCCAACTACATCGTCGGAACGGTCTGGGGCTGGGAGCCCATCGATACCGAGGAAGGGCCGGGAATAGCCGTATGGGGCAACCTCTTCAGGGGGGACGGCCCGGTGTACGACGGAGTCCGCAAGGCATTCGCCAGAGGTGCGAACAAACTGTCCATCGCAGGCGATGCGCCGAGGGACAGGACCTGCGACAGCGAGCATGGATGCTACATCCGCAGGAAGATGAGGCAGCTGATGGAGATCGCCATCACTCCGCATCCCGTGAACAAGTATGCCACACTCATTTGGAAGAACGAATCGGCGCTGTCGAAATCCGATTCCGACGAAGCAGGTCCCGTCCTCGCTCTCGACCTGGGAGATGTGATGATCCACAGGTCGGAGGACGACTGTCCCATTATGAGGATGCGCAACGCCCTCCGCAAATCGGGCGTGGATGCCCATGCCCGCATGAACGGCGTGTTCATTCCCGGTGTGAGCGCATCCGAGTGCGATGCGCTTGCGAAGGCCGCAGGGATGCGCATGGAGCCTGTGGACGGAGGCATCCTCGTCCCGTCGTTCGACCGCGTGCTGGAAGACGAGTTCAAGAAGTCGTTCTCCAGAGGCGAGATATTCGCCGACGGCCATCTGACCCCTGCCGTCACCAGGGAACGCTTCGACGACCTGTGGAATCTGGGGCTGCTGACGAAGGATGAGAACGGGTTCCGTTTTGCGAATACTATTTGAATCGAATAGAGGATGAAGACTCATGGATCCTATCGCAGGAAAAGATTGGGAAGCGAGGGACGTCCCCTCGCCCGTCACCCTTATGACGCTGACCGATGGAACGGGCGCATCCCCGCAGGACATGTACTATGCCCTGATGGAGATGGGCATAGAGGATTTCCGCCGTGCCGAATCGGCGGTGTCCGCTATGGACCTCCTTCGCAAAGGAGGCATGTACGACCTCATGGAAGCAGACATCGACGATGCCTGCAAAGCCATCACCAGCGGAAAGCTCGACGATGCCTTCGACCGCGCCATAAAGAGCATGGCTTCCGCACTCACCCATGTCTCGAATGCCATCTCCAAATCGGAGAGCAGGGACAAGGATGAGAAGGATGATGACGAGGACGGGGACGAGGACGGGGATGCGAAGAAGAAGGGCGCTCCCGAGGATACCCCCGTTCCCGACAAGGCCGATGATGCGGAGAAGAACGAGGCTTCCGATGAGCCCGAGGCGGACTCCGCCTCCGAGCCCGCCCCCATCGCCGATGCCATGCCCCGCATCGATATGGCTGCTCTGATGGCGAAACCCGAAGCGAAGGTCGAGATCGATCCCGAGCTCATCATGAGGGCCCTCAAGCTGCTCCAATCCATCGGAGCCGTCTGCTGAAGGGTCGGAGCCCTGAAAAGCTCCGACCTGTGAAACTTCTTTTTATACCACGTTATATATTTAAACGCATGAACGAGGAAGAGGCCTGGAACGCATTCCAGGATAGTATCGATCCGATGGTCAAATCCGGTGCCACCGTCGCGGGCAAGCTGGACACTCTCGCCCAGCTTCTGTCCGAGATCGGAGTGGACACCTCCCGTACCGCAGAAACCGTCATCCCCCAGCTCGCAGGGGATCAGGGCGCGATAGACGCCGCCAACGAGCAGGCGGCCGCAGGAGGCCCCGCCGCAGGCGCACCCCTTACCGACGACATGGGCGCACCCATGCCCCCTGCACCCGACGCACCCCTCGGCGGAGACGGCGCACCCATGCCCGACATCGCCCCCGCCATGCCTTCCGAAGGAGATGCAGGCGTACCCGGCGCAACGCCCGGTCCTGCACCCGGCGTCCCTGCCCCCGAACCCCCGATGCCCGAAGAGGCTCCTGCCGAACCTCCTGCGGACATGCCTGCCGAACCTCCGATGCCCGAAGAGGCCGCACCCGAGATGGGAGCGCCCGCACCCGAGATGGGGGGCGAATCGCTCGATTTCGCATATACCGCCGATGATGCGCTTCAGGACTTCGTCACCAGCATGACCGATGAAGCGCATGACGCGCTCGATGCGGGCGACACCGCCAAGGTCGCAGCCATCACGGGATTCCTAGACGGCGTGAAGAAGCTGTGGGAGGGATACATGGGCGGTTCCATGCCTGCACCCGGCCCCTCCGAAGAACCTGCCGAAGCGCCTGCGGAAGCATCTGCGGAGGTTCCCGCCGACATCCCCGCTCCCGAGGACGCACCTGCTGAAGAGCCTGCCGACGTTCCCGCTCCCGCATCCGACGAAGGCGGAAGCGACGAGAAGCCCGAGAGCGACGAGAAGAGCGACGAGAAGAAGGAATCCGACTCCGACGAGAAGAAGGATGACGAGAAGAAGGATGACGAGAAGAAGGACGACCTGAAGAAATCCGATGCTGAGGCCCCCGTAGATGGAGCCATCTCCGATATCGGAGAAGGCGATGCCGAAGCATCCGAGGATGCCGAGAAGTCCTGCGGAGGCTCCGAGGAGACCGAGATGAAGAAGTCCATCGATATGGCCGAGCGCATCAAGGTCATGGCGGAGGTCATGAGAGACGAGGCCTCGCCTCTCGACGGCCCTGTACTCCTCAACAAATCCGAGATGCCGACCTGCAAGCAGACTGCAGACGTCGATATCATGGATATCATCAACGGGTTCAAGAACGGAGGCGTGGTCAAATCCTCCAGGCCCCCAGCGGCCGCGGCGATGGGAGGCTTCAGGAACGATGCCGTATCCGCCGCCAAGCAGAACGACGTTCTGAAGGATCTCGATGACATCTGCAAATCCATGTGCGATGCTCCCGAAGCGGAGATGAACGAGTCCGAGAAGGCCATGCAGGTCATCATAGATGGCCTGAGGGCGCATGGAGGAGCCTGCTGACAAAACCATTTATAAACTACACTATCGATAAAAGTGCCAATAGGTAATATCTATGTTCGAGAAAGGAACGTTCTACAGGCATGGGAGCCAGCTCGGCTCCACATACTCGCCGACTCCCGAAGCCATGGGAGTGATGATGAACGACTGGTACAACGGAGGCTGGCAGATCTTCGCCAATGGCCTGAGGAGGTCCGAGGGCGCCGCCGTCTATGGCGACACCGGATACTTCAACAACATCTTCGGCGCCGATATCCAGGCAGGAATGTTCGGATGCAAGAACATCTTCGGATCCCTTGGACAGAGGCCCTACGACCACGCCGGTACCCGTATCGCATACGCCCAGGCCGACATCGGCAAGGACGAGAAGGGCGAGTTCAAGGGAATCGGATACCAGACCGTTCAGGATGGAAAGATCGGAACCTCCAAGGCCATCCCCGTCCTTGAGGTCGCGGAGCCCTACAAGGAGGTTCCCTACCCCTGGGACTACGGACTCGGTCTGATGGCCGTCGAGGGGAAGGACGATGTGTCCAGCCACAAGCAGTACGCCAAACTCATCGCCAACTCCTACTCCAATGCCATCGACCTTGCTCTTCTGAGGCCCATCTCCATCAAGCAGCCCACTCAGACCAAGGACCTCAAGGAGGTCGAGACCTCGCTGCAGGGAATCAACAGGGCCATTTCCGGATTCGAGGAGATCGGAAAGGAGAACCGCGGTGTCGCAATCACCGCCGACATGGTTTCCGCATACGGCGGAACCAAATCCGACCTGTACGACTTCAGGTCCGCCAAGAAATCTCCCTTCGACGGTCAGCTCGTCGATGCCGAGGGAGCCGCTCTCGACCTCGACCACCTCGACAGCCTCTGGACCAAGTGCATGTGCGGATGGGACACCATGGCCGACCCCAACAACAAGATCTGGTCCGTCTCCCATCTCGCCGAGCAGAAGATCTCCGCTCAGTACAGGGCCAGGAACCTCTACCTCGACTCCGTCGCCGTCCAGAGGTCCTTCAACGGAACCAAGACCGTTCCCGGAAGGGATGCAGGTCTCCTCGTCAACGCATACCACAACATCCCTCTGATTCCCGACCCCAACATAGCTCTGGATTTCGAGACCGAGATGCCTTCCACCTCCATCATCGGAGATATCGGCCTCTACGACCTGGACCACATGTGGATCTCCACTCTGTCCCCGGTCAGTGTCTACACCACCGACAACATCGCTATCACCCGCGAGCTTCTTGAGAAGTCCGTCATCCACTCCAGGATGGAGCTTCGTATCAACAAGTTCATCGGAAGCGGACGTATCGTCAACGTTGCCTGATGGCAGAATAAACGAGGGGGGAGACCCCCTCTTCATATTTGTTTTCATGTGCATTCCTCGCCCGGGTTCCCGGGCATCTCATCTCTTCTTCAGACCCAGGGCTTCATCCACGCTCCACCCGAGCTTCAGCCTCTTGCGGATGGTGGATTCGGGAATGCCGGTCATCTTGGACCATTGCACCACGGTCCTGACGCGACCGTCCGATGCCCTCAGAGGGCGATTCGTGGACCTGTTGTATGCCTGCTCCTTGCGGGTGCGCCAGGCACAGTTCCAAGGCGCGTAAGGGCCGTTGCCGTTCCTCACCCTGTCGAGGGTCAGGCCGTCCCTGTATCCGTGCGTCACAGCCCATCTGTAGAAGTTCTCGAAGTCATGCCATTCCTCGCATAGATACACGCCTCTGCCAGCGTAGTGCGCATAGTCGTGGCACGCAGGATTCTCGGTACGTTTCTTCACTCCCCTCCATATCTGCCTGAGACGATACCAGTCGGAGCCGGGGCCTTTATCAGGAGCGGTATCTGCGGTCGTATTCCTCACCTCTCTTCATCTCCTTCCATGCAGGATCCACAGGCTTGGGCGCAGGGACGACATACTTTATCTCCCTCACAGGCACCCTGCAGAACCATTTTACGCCCTCGGACGGCTCATCAGGGTTCGAAGCCATGAAATCGGCATATTCCTTCTCCAGATCGAGTCCGAAGCGGAACGAGAACTCCCCTCCCTCGAAGCAGATGGTCGCCGTGTTCTTCGACAGGCGGATGCTCGTCACAACGGTGCGATGCTCGTCTTCCATCCCCACGGTCACGCAGACCTTCCAGCTGCCGCGTCTCTTCTCGTCGAGGATGAACTTGATGTCGGGACGAAGGTCTATCATGCCTCTCACATCCATCAGGCCGGAGGACGTTCTGGCCAGAGTGACCATCCATTCGACCGCGCGGACATATGCGAGGTCCAGGTTCTCGTTCTTGAAGGATTTGCAGCTTTTCAAAAGACGATGCGCGAACATGATGGAGCGGATGGCCTCCGACTCCCTGTCCTTGGCGGCAGGGATTGAATACCATTCCATTCCGGTCATCTCAGTGCATCCCTTCTCATGCACAGAGGGACGTCCTTGGGTATCTCGCCCTCGTACAGGAATCCCCTGTACTGTATCTCTCCATCCACCTGGAATGCGCAGTTGCACACCCAGAATCCGCATGTCTTGCACATGGTCTTGTTCATCACGCCCACATCATCGTATGCCGTCGCACGGGACTCCACCTTCGTAGATCCGCATCTGGGACACTTGGAGGCAGAAATGGTTTTGGAAGAGGTTTGGGCGGAGGTCTTCATTCCGCCCCTCCGTCGGTGGAGCCGAATCCGCCCTTGCGGGCCTTCTCGGGCTTGATTTCGCAGGACATGGTGAGGAACGGTACGAATATGCCCTGCATGTACGCCTTGCCCTTGGGGATGACGACATCCTCATCGGCGGTCATCCTGCACCTTATCTCGTCCCTGTACCTCTCATCCACGACTCCGGCGGTATTGGACAGCCTGACCGCGTGCTTGAACCCCAGTCCCGAACGGGGCAGGAGCAGGAGCATCCAGTTCTCCATCCTCAGCTCGAACGTCTCGTCGAACCCTGTGGCCGCGTTGTGCCTCGTGAACGACGTCACGGGAGCCTCCGTGCCGTCCAGGAACACTCCCGTCCCGAACTCGACCCACTCGCCCGCCTTCAGCTCTATGTCCTTGGGTGCGAAGAAATCGTACCCTGCATCGCCCTCGCATGCCCTGCGAGGCATCTTCACTCCTTTCTTGGTCTTCATTTCTCATTCCTCCTCCTCTTCCTGTTTCTCCGAAGAACGTTCGAACCCTTTGCATAGATTGCCCGACATCATGAGATCGGACGCAACCTTGCAGTCGTATCCGATATCGCATGAGCAATCGAAATCATCGAAGTATTGATTCTTGCAGGGGGGATTCCAAAAAGAAAGGACATGCTCCACCTGCTTCCTGGATACGGCACCATGTACGCAGGTCGCACAGGGTACGCTGTCGGATTCGGATCCGAGGTCTCTGCCGCTCTGCACCAGCTCAAGATAATCTCTCCCTTGCGCGATAGGAATGTCGTGAGAAGACGAGATCTTTTTGTCAAGTATGCTTCTCATCTCGTCAATCTCGACATCCACATCGTTGAAGAACTTCGTGCATGCTCCCAGGTCTCTCATCTTGTCGTCGTAGTACAGGACGATGTTGCTGCTGTAATAGCCGTTCTGGTAGTTGTAGCACGGCACCAGCAGGCAGATGCCCTGCTTCGTGACGATGTAGAATCCCAATCCTGCGATAGGCACGATGGAGTTCAGGATATCGTCGAAGAAATCCAGGTCTTCCGAGTCCACGCTGTTGCCATTCTGCACGCCCATGGCCTGCATGCCTCCGAAATGCGCGAACACCAGCTCGCCGCAATCCTGCGGATGCTCGGCCCATAGTATGAGTCCGTTGTCGAACACCAGACAATCTCTGGATTTGCCTTTAAAACCACGGAATTTTTCAAGTCCCCCATTAGAATCATCTTCGATTCTTACCAGCTTCATTCCTCATTCCTCCTTCTCTTCATCCTCTCCGTTCTTCATCCGCTCATCCAGCTCATCAAGAGTCATGATCGATCCTCCGCGCTCCTTGCGTATGAATATATGCGGGTCCAGCCAGTCTATGAGCGCATCCTTGGCGGTCTCGCATGGCTTCGAGAAGTGTCCGCAGCTGTAGCAGATCATTCTGACCGCGCCGGGTGCGCCTATGGCATAGGCCGCATCGGGCCTCATGCAGGAGGGACACCATATGCCGAATATCTGCGGAGTATAATATTTCGGACGATACTCTCTGAACAGCCTCTGCACCTCTCCTTCCTGTTCGGGTGTGCGAGTCCAATCCGAGATCAGACTCTGCATTCCTTCCCAAGTCTTCCATACCCCTTCGCAGGCATAGCCGCATGAGGCACACTCCACCCTGATTTTCTTCGATTCAGGGTCGTAGTATCCGTTCGGTGCTTCTTTCGATCCGCACTTTCCGCAACGCAGCGCATCCTCGCCTCTTCTGCGTTTGAAGTCCAAAAGGCGGCCGACGTATCTCTGCGTATACAAGTTGTACTCGCGCGGACCGCGATAGTTGCCGGGCATGTAGTCGAGCTCTCTCACATCTGTCAATACCATCTCTCATTCCTCCTTCCTTATCGAATATCTTCTGCTGAACGGATGCACGCGGGCCATGCGTCCTTGCGCCTTCTGCGCATAGTTGAACGTAGTGAACGTTCCGACCAGGCGGGTGCGACCGGTCGCAAGGTCCGTTTCGTACAGTCCGAACGCCTTCGGGGGACTCATTGCTTCTTCTCCGTCGCGGCCTTCAGGCGCTTGTACAGGTCGGTCCCCTTCAGCCTGTCCGTGTCGTACACGCCGCGACCGCTCCTTGCGTCGTAGTCCCAGCCGATGTCGTTGAGCACGTTGGTCAGCGCGAACGCCTCAAGCAGTATCGATTCGTTGCGCGATGCGCGTCCCAGACCTCCGAGGATCGCCTTCGCATCCTCCAGCAGGGCGAACCATGCCTCGGTGCTCCTCTCCATCCTGCTCCTGTCCAAGTCCGTGACCTCGAACTCCTCGTGATAGAGCACAGACGTCAGAACGGTCCCGTAGAACACCTCGCGGGGGAGCGTGCAGTACTCCATATCGCCGACGGGCGAGTCCGGGAAGAGCTCGGATGCGTTCTCCCCTCCTGCCATCTGCGGCTCGGCGAGGGCGACGTACAGCACACCCTTCTCCAGAGCGCCCTTCCCGTCGCCCAGTGCGAAGTACCGTCCGTCCGAGGCGAGCACATAGCCCTGCTCCATAAGGGACAGGGCGGCCGCTCCTTCGAAGCGGTTCTCCATCGATCCGTCCGCAGGCGACATGGTGATGAACACCTCGTCCCCTTCCTTCAGCTTCATACGCCTGGCTTCGCGTGTCACCGCGACGACCAGCGAGTTGCCGTTCCGGCTTATCTCCTTGCAATAGACTCTGTCTCCGTTCATTGCAGGATGATGTATGCGTGCAATGTATATATAGATATGCGATTCTGTAGAACTTTGTCCTACAAGAATGCAACTTTACACTTTGCATCGGAATGCAAAGTTATGCAAAGCCGCACAAGAAGGAAAAGGTTTGGAAAGAGGTTTCCCGATCGCTCGGTTCCGGACCTCACGATGGTCTGCACCTCCGAGGGCGGAGCGGGAAGAGTCCCGCATATCTCCATCAGAGCCACGCATTCCGCTCTTATGGCATCCATCCGCTCCCCTTCCCGTATGGTGTATCCTCCGTGCGCCTTTACGCCGTCCAGACACGAGAGGAACCACTGCATCGGGCCGTTGCAGAGCCTGACGGTGGGATCGCCCGGCATGATGATCGCCGTACCTCTCCATGTAGTCGAGCTCCATCTCAAGGTTCCTGATAGCCTTGCGCAGGTCCTCTCTCTCCTTGGCAGGGTCCTTGTCGCCCGCCCTCATGATATACTCGACCGCGCTGGCGCGTCTGTGCGGGAGATTCCATGCGTACAGGACCTCGCCGAGCTCGAACCCGCCCTTGCAGTAGTGCGATGGAGAGTTCACGGAATCGTGCTTCTTCTCAAGATTCCAGATGGCCTTGCGGAGATTCTCGTTCTCATCATATATCTTCACCTTCCGCCTGTTCTCGCAGACGGCTCCGTCCGTCGTGTAGTTGCATGCAGACCCCTTTTTCTCGTACCAGTCATCGGCCAGCATGTCGGCCTGCGTCGCAACCCACGGCTCACGGTCGCCATAGGCGGTTCTGATCCAGATGTACGGCATCGTATTCGCGCTGTGCTCATCGGGCCTCTGAAGTCCGATGATTTTTCCCATGTAGAGCCATTCGCTCCTGGCGAACGTCCTGGAAGGGTCCGCCTTCATAGCTCTTACCGCATCTCCGAAATCCATCGCCATTCCTCCGTCGCCTCTTCGATTTCACGCTCTTCTTCCATGTGCGATTTCATGCCTGGGTTGCCTAGCCTCTCGGGAGGCATATCGCTCCTTGGAAGAACAGGGTAGCACGACTCTATGCAGTATGCCCATATCTCTGCCTCGCGCTTCTTCATTTCGGCCTCATCGGTTGGAATCTGGATCGTCCAATTTGCGAGAGCAGGCGTTTCGTATGGCACGCAGCCAAGCCCTCCCAGTCCGCATGCCATCAAGGTCTTCTTGGAACAGAAATGCATACGGTTGAGATATCTGTATCTGCCTTCCGGTATATTGAGTATGAATTCCTTCCCTCTCACTATCGTGGTCGCCGTCATTCCTCCGTCACCTCTCCCTTGCACTCCTTCGCCTTCGCTCCGATATACTCCAGATTGTCCGCGACATACGCCTCGGCGTTCAGCCTGGTCGCCAGCCTTCTGGCCATATCCGCGGACAGCTCCACGCTGAAGCACTTCTCGCCGACTCCGACGAGCATCCTCACGACGCCCGGCCCCGTGCAGGACGCGCTCGCCGCTTCGAATCCGTTCTCTCCGCTCATTCCTCTTCCTCCTTCATCTCATGCTTCTTTTTTCATGCTCAGCATCATCTTGATCGCACCGTCTATTTCAGCCAGATCATCAGGATTATATCCTCCCATTACATCTCTGACAATCTCATTGATAGTTTCTGTAGGAATCTCCGATACAAACAGCCTCCATCTAACTCCGCAACGAGGATTCAGAATCTCGATACCCCACATATCTTCAAATGCACCGCGGAATGGATTATCTCTACCAGCTTTGAGAGGTAGGCCGACATCGTCGACTACCGCCTTGCCCAGGAGATAATATACGATCAACTGAAGGGTCTGTATCGTGTCGGGCCTCTCCTTCTTGGAGACCTTCATATCGACGAGCCACCTGTCTCTGATGTAATCTGCATCACCTTTGTGAATGATCTTGGAATATCCTCCTTGAAATGTAGGGCCTATAACCACATCGCTATCGCCGAGCATCTCCTGCGCTTTTTCAACCATCATCCGAACATGTTTGCATGTAATTTCATTGGGATGCAGAGTTTCAGGATCGACAGGCAATCCTGTCCTGTACATAGAGTCCCATGCAGTAAGTTGGAACATTGCATCGATGGAATCATCATCCAGTCCATTCACCTTCTCGACCAGTTTTTCAAATCTGTCTGCAGATAGTTCCAAATTGTTTGCTCCGAACCTGATTCCCTTACGCGGGATAGAAAAGCATTCCATACTGCTCTTCTCTTCAGGAATGCCTGTGCGCTTCTCCAACATGAATCTTGTCAGATAATCGACAGCTACTCCAATCGTTGCAGGACTAGATTGCTCTTCGGCCATCTTATCAATCAATTCCGCCCTATATGCATCATCTGCAAGATCCTCTTCCACCATGAGCTTCGGAGGTACATAGCCTCCTCTAGGTTGTTTAACGGCTTTTACCGCCTGTGTTACTGTCATTCCTCTCATCTTCATGCCTCCACTTTATCCATATCTTTTGCTTTTCCGCTCATTCCTCTTCCTCCTTCATCCCGTAGCTGTATCTGCACCATGCTCCGCCGACCTCGTCGCCGTCGGGGTCCATGAGGCTGAACCCGCCGTCGCTCACGCGCGCGCGGCTCATGAGGCCCTCGTCGGTCAGCTTCATCATGGTGCCGGTGTTCAGGCACACGACGATCCAGTTCCTGTGGGCATCGCCGACCGCCTCCGCGAACGTCATCGGCTCGTCGGGTCCGACGATCGCGGCCGCATTCCAGTCGAGCTCGCAGCAACCTGCGTTCTCCCATGCGAAGCTTCCGCCGAGCGATCCCTCTGCAGTCTGCATCATCCCATCGTGCAGACGGCAGCCTATGCCGTCCTGCCAGAGGGAATGCCCTGCCTTCAGCGCATCCATCATGCCTTCCGCCTTCCATACCTCTCTCCCGTCCTTCATGCCTTCTTCCCTCCTTCCTGCTCCCTCCACAGCTCGGCGAGGTCGTCCCAGCCCATCTCCTGGCAGAACATCCCTCTGTCCTTGGACGGCGCAGACATCTTCAGCGCCATGCACCTGTCCTCCGTCATCTTCAGGAGGAGCGCATCGGCCTTCTTCGCCATCGTGCGAGCCTCCACCGGATGACGGACCCGAGGACGGCCGTCCGCCTGTCGCTCATTCCCAGTCCTCCACGGTCAGCGCGACGACGTCCTTGGCGGGAACCGCGATCTCGGCTTTGCCCGCATCCTTGAATGCGCACGGCAGAAGGTGCATGGAGAACACACCACCGTTCTCGATGGCGTGCTCCAGCTCGCACATCATCTCCTCCTGCTCGTCCCTCAGCTCGATGCACATGAACACGCGTCCATCGGACAGCTCCATCGTCACGGGCATCCATCCGTCCTCCTGCAGCTTCTCGTACAGCTTCCTTCTGCTCTTGTTGCTCATCTCATTCTCCTCCTGTATCCATTCGTTCCTTCCTTCCATCGAGTTTCCTGTGCACGCCCGTTGCGACGTACACCAGAGGCCTCGTCATTCCGATGGGCCTCACCAGTCCGACGTTGCGCATCCTCATCATCACCGACTTCATGGCCTCGTTGTCCATGTCCAGAGCGGTGCGGATCTGGGCGCACGTCATGCCCTCCGCTCTCGCGGAAGGCGCATCCAGCAGCGCCAGCACGTCGCGGTACGGCGACACGAGCGCCATCTGCGTCTGCATCTTGGTCATTCCTTCGCCTCGTCCAATCCTTCCATGATACATACGCCCTCATGGGCGCACATCCTTATGAAGAGGCGCATGTCGTCCTTGAAGACGAACGACACCTCCTCGCACACCTCCCTCCATGCCTCGCGCGACAGCACCGTGCATGATACCGCAGAGCTGCTCATCATACCGCCGCCCAATACGGAGTGGAATGCGACCGGGGATACGACCTTCTGACCTTCCCCTCCTTCTCCAGCTCGCGGAGCGCGCCCGATACGGGTGCCCCCACCTCCCTCTCGATAGTGATCGAGAGCATAGGCTTGTGAGCCTGTTCCAGGACGGCGAGCGCGGCCTTCTTGTTCCGCTCCCTCTCCTCGATCTGCTTCCTGAAGGCTCCGCCATGCGTGGTGGAGCAGGTGCCTGTGGTACGGATCTCCTTCCTTATGCGCCTCTTCCTCACCTGTTCGGACGTCATGACGGGCTGTCTTCCCTGCATCCAGCTGCCTCTGCCGTTCACGAATCCGACCCATTCGAAATCAGGCACGGCATACCATATCTGGACATGCTGAACCGCTTCCGTGATGCCGTCCTTGCGCTCGTATCTGAGCTTCATGGGCACCCTGTCGTGTCTGGCCGCACCGTTCTTCTCCAATCTGATGAGGCTCTGGTATGCGGTTCCCGCGCTGATGTCCAGCGCATCCATCACATCCCTGCGGATGCACCCCGGATGTTCGAGCACGTAATCCCAGATCTTCTTCTGCATGGTCTCATTCGCATCGGTCGATACGTCAATCGTCAAGTCTCCTGTCATATTCGCATTCTCCTTCATCGCATCTCTTCAGCATCACCACCACCTCGTCTCCGTAATCCGCTCCGAGGAGCTTCAGCTCCCGGGTGAGATTCAGGCCGAGGGACGTGCCGTGCTTGACGACACGCTTGGTCGAGACGATGCTCCTGTTCATTCCTTTCTCATTCCTGTTCACGGCGGGTTCCTCCTTCCGCCCATGATGTACATTACATAATATGTATATAATATGTTCCATCGACTCAAGACAAACGATATATAGGCACTCTGCATAGAGGAGGATGTCGCGGGCCGAGGCACCGACCCTTCGCTAGAGACATGGTCGAACAGCAGCAGACATGAATGATTCGTTCGACTCCGCCTCTGCCTGCGACACAAGGGCTCGTAGTCTAATGGTCAAAACACCTGGCTCATACCCAGCATCTTGCAGGTTCGAATCCTGTCGGGCCCACCACCTTTCTTCATATCTGCATGTCGCATTCTTTCAAGAAGCGCCGAGCAGACATCCGACTGCTCCGAGGCATGCGGGCGCCCCCTGTGAACCGCGCTCCATTCCGGATATCTATTGCGGGAGCGGCTCGCGTCCGCCGTCTGCTCGGCAGATGAAGCATACATCAAGAGTATATATAGAGAATGGAAGAGGTTTGATAAGAGATTTTCAACGGATGGTTCACATCCAATATGGGAAAACGGTCACCGGAACTTCACCCTCTCCAGACTTATTTTCGAGACATGCGCGGGGAACACGACCTTCTCGATTCCGTCGCAGCCCACGTATGTCACGATCTCTCCTGCGATCAGACGAGCCAGATTATCGCGGGCCTCCTTCTCGGTCTCGAAGTCTAGCCACATGTTGTCGTCCAGAGTCCTGATGTTCCCCTGCCACTTCACGATGCCGTGCTCTTCGCACAGCTTCGACAGGCGCAGGGACATCCAGACGACCCTCCCGTCATCGAGGACGTTCTTCAGACCGTCCACCGCATCCTCCGGAACACGGGCTCTGATGAGCAGGTCCCTGCCGTCGCCGCCTGCGACGACATCCTCCAGCCCGGCGCGGATGAGCTTCTCGATATAATTCCTGTTGACGTCATCGAACCTGCTCTCGTACTTCCTGATGAAGATATCAGGGTCGCGGGGCACGATGCTCATCTGCTTCCACCTCTGCTCATAATCTCGCACAGCCTGTCGAGGCGGTCGGCAACCGCCAGCATGGCGTACACCTGCGCCTCGTCCGCCCTGTTCTTCTCGAATAGGCACGCCTTCGCGTCCGATACCAGATTCCTGTATCCGTCCATGTCTTCCACCTCGCATCAGGCCAGCAGGGCCGCGATGAACAGCAGGTTCACGATGAAGCCCAGCACGGCTCCTGCAATGGAGTATGCGGCGGGGCTCATGCCGATGCCGTCGTCCTTCATGGCGACGCATAGCACCAGCACGAGAACGACTGCTATGACGGCGCCGATGAGGCCCAGCAGTATGGTCATGAGCGCTCCGAGCGCCAGTCCGATCAGATTCATTGAATTCTCATCCATCTTATTCACCTTCATATCAGTAAGAGATTCGAGCACCGCGCACCAGAGTTGCAAGCCCGGCGGAGAATGTGAAAAGCATGGCTCCGACAGATATGCCCGTTCCTACGGTTTCATCGATAAACAGATGAATGACAACCGCAAGGCAGAAGGCTGATACGACCCCGCCGATTGCGAATGCCCAGGATTGCGAGTAGGACAGATCCAGTTTGATGGCTATCAGGATGCATATGAGAGGCAGGAACCCTCCGATCAGCTCTCCGATTATCACCAATATGTCTTCTTCCATGTCTGTTTCACTCCTATATTTCAGTAAGAGATTTCAAGATGTTTAACCTTGTTTCCTGCACGCACGACCCTCCTGCATGTAGATTCGTAGACTCTGCCATGCTCGAACCCCTCGCGGTACGCCTGCCCGCAGGCCTCGCACAGCGGAGGGGCGTTGTCGAACACGTGGACGGCCTGACGGGTGCAGAATGCGCACTTCATGCCTCCTTCCTCCCGAACTTCCCGCATCCGTTCTTCTCGGGACAGAAGCCGAGGCGATGGCACTGAGGCATGAGCAGATTCAGGAACGCCGTCTGCGGTTCCCACTCCTTCTCGGAGGACGGCTTCACGAGGATGCCAGCATCGAACATGGCATCCAGCACCTGCCTCGCCATCTCATCGGCGAGAGCGCGGATCTCATCCTGGGCGCGGGCGCATCTCCGCAGGCCCAGGAAATGACTGAGTTCGCGGAGATTCATCGTCACTACCAGATTGGTGCAGCATGCGTTGGGAAGGACATAGCGGGCATCCTCCTCAGGGATGCCGTTGGCCACCAATGTCGCGTACACATGGGATGCCTCCTTCATGAAGTCGTCGTAGACCTCGGCCATCGACACCTCGATGGGATTCCCGTCGCCGTCGTCTCCGGCGTACAACTCCGACCCGCATTCCTCGATGCTCTTCGGAATCGTATAGCTGGCGTCCTCCATGTCCACGTAGCGTTGCGACTGCTGGCTGTTGTGTACGACGAATCCATCAGCTATGAAATTGTGATACGGATCTGGCATGATTACATCATATGTATCTTCATATCCGTAATAGTTGATCGACGTTATCTCCGACAAAACTATGCGTTGTGTGATTTCCTTTCTATGAATTGCTTTATGGCAAGATACGCACAATTCGATCAGATTCGTATCATATTCTGTCAGATCCTTGTTCATGTGATGGAATTCCGTAACCCCATGGAACCCGCATAGTTCACACACATTCGTTCTTTTAGGATACATTATGCGGGCGGTTCTGGCACGGAATCCACCGTCTGTAATATCATCTCCCTTCCAGATACAATCCTTTGATACACCGCATATGTCAGCAATATCTTGCTGAGTCATATTCCTCACATGATACATTTCATAGAGCCAATCTTTGTCTTTATATGAATTCTGACCATTGATGTAGACTCTCTCTCCAACTTCGATATCCTCTAGTGCTTTCCATCCATTTTCGGTAAGGAATCCATGTTCTTTGGTAGTGCGGATTTCATACCCATGAACTGTTCTGACAATGTATGTCGGTTTGATGCCAGAATATACAATCTCAAGAGGGCGATTATATCTGATATTGCCATTTGATTCGTCCACGCATCTCAATTCGAGATTGTTGAAATACTGCGGAGTCAAATCATATAGTTCACGAATCGTCCTACCATTGGTTTTTTGAGATGATGTACGAATCCTGGTATCTCCCGATACGCAGTAGGATGCCAGCCTATGCCTCACAAGCTGATGGGAGCAGGCGCGGGAGATGCCCTCGATCGTGAATGTCACGGCGACATGCTCCAGGATGGACAGGTGCCCGCTCTCGACCGCTCTCATGAGGCCTCCGCGCTTCGGCTCCGTCGGCATCTCGGAGGACACGCAGCAGGACGCGGCGAGCATGGCGGCATTCCAGCCGTCCATGCGGATGAGCGCGACCTTCATGCGATCTCCCTCCACTCGTCCATGGAGGTCTGCTTCGGATGCTCGAAGGCATCCTCCAGCTCCGCGAACATCCTCTGCAGCTCGGGTTCGAGCCTGTGGACATTCCTCACGCGCATCGTCAGGGATGCGCCGGTGAGGGCGTTGCGCTTGTGCACATCGATGTCCGTCATCTCTCCTCCCCCTCGTTGATCCAGCGTTCCAGCGCTCTGGCGCAGGATACGCACAGCACTGCGGTCGGTCTGCTCTTCAGAGATACAGGCAGGAACTGCACCTTGGCGAACGGCTCGCCGGGCTCCACCCTGCCGCATCTGTCGCATATGACACCCATCGGCATCTTCGATCCTCCTTCTCCACCGTGCATCCGCTCAGGTCGATGAGGGTCGTATATGTATCCTCGTCCTTCCACTGCCTGCGGAGCAGACCCCCGTCCAGCCAGTACACCATATCGCCCGAGCGTATCCTCCTGCCATCTGCCAGCGCTTTCAGGATATCCTCCGGGATGCTCTTCGGCTCTTCGACCTCGCATCCGCAATTGATCTTCGTCGAGTCGGGCACGAATCTGACACGGCCATCGAGTTTCTGTATCAGGTTCCCTTCGGGGTTCAGGCGCATCACGAGGGCACAGTTCTTCGGACGCACGGTCTTCCCTGCGAGCAGGGCCTCCATGGTCTCCTTGGCGTTCATTCGCCCACCCTCCTGTTGGCCTTCTCGGCGAACTCCTTGAGCCATCCCGGCTTCCTGACATCGATGTCCCCTGCGGCGAATGCGAACCCGCAGTCGCATCCGATGATGACCGATTCGACCGCCGTCATGTAATCGTCGAGGTT